ACCGGTCATCCGATACTTCGTGGGTCGAAAAATCCTTCGATCTTGAGCGCCACGCCGATCACGGCGAGGGCGTCTGCGATGGTTCGATCTCCGAGCTGGGGCCAGCCGTTGTACTGGCCGGCATCGCGGGCACCCTGGCCGCACGACTGCTCGCGGAGATCCTTCACGTCACTGCCGATCGGGCCGGTGACTCGAATGTCGATGTAGTCCTTGATCTCCTGGACCGCGCTCATGGAAAGCTCCTCGCTGCCGAACAGTGCGTCCAGCTCAGATTCAGTGCCTCGGAAGGCGTTTACGTCGATCAGTTGCCCCGCGACCCTCGCGGTCTCGGAGAACTGGAGGATGCCGACCGGCTTCCCGCCCATGTCGGCCCAGGCCGCGTTCTTCGCGGTGTGGCCGTCGTAGAGGGTGGACGCGAAGTCCACGCCTCGTGCGTAGTGCGAGTTCCAGATCGGGACCGGCAGCCCGGACAGATCCGGGCGACCCATGCGGCCTTCCCAGAACCACCGGGGGACGTAGATCGGGAGGAGCCGGAAACCGAGATCCTGGAACGCCCGGACACGGGCGAACAGGTCAGCGCCGGAACCACCGTTGGTGGTGTCCTCGTAGTCGATCTGGACCGGGACCGTGGTGTCTCCGCCGACTGCGTCGTAGAAGTACCGCGCCTCGGCTGCCGGGTCCGTGTTGGTCCGGCAGAACACGTAGCCGCCCCAGCGACCGGGGAAGTGGGCTTCCATCTCCCGACGAGCGCGAGCCCAGTACGGGTCGCGGTAGCCGGTGCCCTCGGTCACCTTGTGGGTGGCGAAGACGAAGCCCTCGGACTTCGCAGCGGCGAAGTTGAACTCGCCCTGGTGGTTGGACACGTCGATGCCGTAGAGCACGGTGGGAGCCTCCTGGGCAGGTGGGGGAGTAGCGGTCTCACCGAGGAACCCGGCTCGTTCGAGCCAGACCTCGGGGTCGATCCGGCGTCCGCCGTATCCGCGCTCCCAGACGGTGATGTGCAGGTGGGGTCCGGTGGACTGGCCGTTGCTGCCGACGTAGCCGATCAGTTGGCCGGCACTTACCCGGTCACCGACCTTGAGGCCGGTTGCGAAGGCATTCCACATGTGTCCGTACTCGACACAGCCGCCGCCCTCGGCGTCGCTGGAGTCGATGACCAGCCACTGGCCGTATCCGCTTGCGGCACCGATGTACTGGACCGTGCCCGCCTGGCAGGCGTAGAACGGCGTACCGTCCGGTGCACCGAGGTCCAGACCGGAGTGGTGTGCACCCCAGCGGGGTCCAAACCCTGACGTGAGGGTGTATGCGTTGCGTGGCATCGGCCAAAGTCGCTGCGACATGGATTCCTTTCGATTTGCAGGCCCGGAGGGACTCGAACCCCCAACCACCGGCTTTGGAGACCGGTGCTCTACCAATTGAGCTACGTGCCCAGATCCGGCCCACTCCCGAAGGGCGGGCCGAACATTGTCGGGTTGGCAGGAATCGAACCTGCGCGAATGCGTGCCGCGTCCGGCACCGCTCTACCTCTGAGCTACAACCCGTGGGTCGCAGGGCTTACTCTTTGCCTGCGCCGCTCCCCGTCAAGGACTCGAACCTCGATTACCGCGTCCAGAGCGCGGCGTCCTGCCATTAGACGAACGGGGATGGAATTGCCCCCGGTGCAGGAGCTGCGCGGAGAGGAACGCGGCTACAACCACACCGGGGACAAGATCACTGTGCTGCCTGCATCTTTTCCCGGAACATGCTGGCAATGTCGAGTACCTGCCCCTCGGCGGCAGATCGCTCGATCTCCAGGCGAACTCGCCTGCGAGCACCCTCCGACACCAACAGGTCGGTGAGTGCAGATTGGACGGCCATGAGCATCTGTGCTGACGGCTTCGAGGACTTCACCTGCTGGTCTGCGAAGTGAAGCGTGAACCTGGCGTACTGCCAGTCGGACGGTTCGTAGAACTTCGCCTGCGCCGAGTCCGCGAGGGACTCGTACAGGTCAACGATCATCGGATGCGGGTCAGTGAGTCCGAGCGGCGGAACCTCGACGGTTCCGAGCGCCTCGACCTTCTCGACTGGTCCTTCATCCTGGTTTCGCCGGATGCGTTCCTCTGAACGCTTCGGCACGGGACCACGAGAGCCCATACAACCTCCTGGTGTCGGGTAGCCGTCCAGCGGCTACTTGCGGCCAGGGTGTCGTTCGGTGGGTCTGTTTCTCCTGGCTCGTAACTGCGCCCGCCGAGCGTGACCTTCGGCGGATGACTTACGGGAATGGCAATGCGAGCAGACAGCTCGCAGGTTGGCCGGCGAATGGTCATCGCCTGCCACGATGTGGTCAACCTCGGTTGCGGTCGTGAGGCAACCGGGGTCTTGGATCTGGCATCGCCTGCGATCCCGCGAGAGGATCGTGAGGCGGATGACGTCCCACTGCGGGGGCAGTCGGGACTTGCGATCGGACGAGCGCCAGCTCAGTTCGATCACCCCTTATAGAGAGCGCCTCCAGGGCGCTCATTGAATGGCCGGCTCTGGTGGCCGGCCTTCTATCTCTTCCAGGGGCTCGCTTGGGGGCGAGCCCTTGAAGCCCTTCCAGGAGAAGGGCGTTCGGTCGTCAGTCGGTCGCTGCGGAGCTTCGCTCCTTGCTCCCTCCTTCCTCCCTCACTAGAACAATGGGTGTAATCCGACGGAATCCGTACGGTGCACCCCTCTATTTGTGACCAGCTTCACACTATGGAGGGGATTCGGGCGTGTATGATGCGCCCGTGATCGGGTTTTTGCTGTGGATCGGGTTCCTGTCCGCCCTCGCGGCCTTCGTGGGCGTCTGTCTCCTCGTGGCCGCACTCGCATTGCGGCCCGTGTGGAGGATGATCCGGGGACAATCCGAGCGTGCGGCCTACCGCCGCCGCTACCAGGCTGCGAATCGGTCGATCATCGCCGTTCGAGCCGAGCGTGAGAACCGCGAGTACCTGGCCGGCAACCCGCGTGGAATCTACGGCAGCTACACCCCGGTCGATCTGGACGTGTAAGTACCCCTCGGACCCTCTGAAAGTCGCTCAGCGTGGCTCTCAGGGGGTCTTTTGCGTGCATATCGCCTGCTCGCTGGAATCCTGTGGACCTAGAACCCGTACAGGACCAGGCAGACGCAATCACGGCCGATCCTGTGTATACGGGGGAGGGCATACCCCCCTGGGAGGTGGCTGAGCTGGGCATATGCTGGTTACCGATGGGTAGTGTTACCGCCCAGTACCCCCTCTGACCTGGGACGATGCGGAGTGCACACCCCTGCCCCAGCCTGCCCCCCGGAGGGGCACCCCCGGATACCCCCCTACCCCCTGCCCCCTACCCCCCAGGGGTACCCCCTGCCCCCTCTCCCCCTGCCCCCCCCAATACCCCTCCCCACCTGGGGGGATACCCCCTGCCTGCCCCCTGCCCAGGGCACCCCTACTCCCCAGTAGCCCACCCCCTGCACCCCCTGCCTGCACCCCCTCTGACCAGGGGATACCCCCTCCAGATACCCCCCCTCTGGGAGGGGGGTACCTCACGCGCGACGTAGGCGCGGTTCCTCCCAACCTATGATCTGCGGAAATGGCCTCTGACCTGCGGTTATGCTGGATTCGATGGGCAAAAACAGGGTCTGACCTGCGGAAACATCGGATTCTGTGGCATTCGGCCCTGGAAAAAGGGCCTCTGACCAGGCGATTTGGTGATCTGCGGTGTGGTGTTGCATGATTGTTGGGCACCGCCGGAACGGGGTGCATCGCTTGGAACCTGGGACTTGACGCTAGACAGTCGGTCCGGTAAGTTGGTTCCCAGATCGAGAGCCGGTGACAGCGGCCCGATCGCATGATCCTTGAGAACTCCACAGTGGCGAATGCTTGGCGCGGAACCTTTGGTTCGGCCCTTTGCAGATCAGCGGACGGGATGACGCCTTGAGCGTCTGACCAGTCCAGCCGGTCACCTGGTTCTATTGGCTCCCGCCATATAGCGGGGGGTAGGAACACAGCGGGTGGTCGTCATCGTGCCTACGGGTAGCGGTGAGGTCGATTAAGGGCTTGACCTGCGGAAACGTGCCAGCCAGACACCGAGTTGCAACGCAACGGAGCGCCTGGTAGTGTTCGCCACAACGGAGTTCACGGACTCCGGTTCGCCAGAGACACGGACTTGACACTAGAGACCGAGCCTGGCAGACTGGAAGCCAGCAACACCGAGAGCCCCTGGAGGCGAGGCGTGAACCGCCGAACCGAAGGTGTGGACACGGACTTTGAGAACTGAATAGAGACACCGACCCCGATGGGTCCGAGTAGGTGAGCGAGCAATCGCCATGACCCTACGAGAGGGAAGAGCACGTCAAGTCAAGGCGCTGCGATGACTCCCCGGACAGTCCCACCTGAGACGTGGGAGGGCACGCTAGGTAGCCGCAGAAACGGAGCCAGTAGGTAAGGGGCGGTATACAAATCAGCCAGGCATCATCCCCCGAAGGGGTGAGCTGTGAGGCGAGGATCGAATCCTCTGCCTGGCACGCATACTTGACAGTAGACAGGAGACCTGACATGTTCGAGTACGACCCGATCGAAGACGTGCACACCGCACGTACCGAAGAGTTCTTCGCTCTCGCCAGCAACTTCGAGGGACAGCCGGGAGCGTTCTGCCTGGTGTTCACCACGTCCAAGCCTGCCGAGTTGGTGGCCGAGTTCTACGACCACGAAGGCACGCTCGATGACGTGAAGTCCTCGTTCGAGCAGTTCGTCGCACTGACCCAGCACTGAGTAGGAGACAAGACATGATCGTCAGCATCATCACCGGAGTGTTCCTCACGATCCAGGCCGGCCTCGGTCTCGGGGGAGAGGTCTCGGCTCCGATGACCTGGGCAGATGCCCCCGAAGCCATGATCGAAGCGGGGTACGCCCTGCCTGGAGACGACAACGGCGACGGGATCATTGACGAAGACGAGAGCGGTTGGGAATGCGAAGTCATGGGGAACCGGATCTGTGGCCCGGTCCCGGAGTGTGAGGATTGGACCTACGTCCTGCTGGACACGGGATCTCTGGTCCACGCTCCGAGGGTTGATCCCTCGCTCCCGATCTGCTGAGCCCTAGCGCATTGCCTGAGACTTGACACTAGACGTGGCGAGTCTGCGGGTTGTCCGCTAGGACACCACCTGTGCACCACCAACGAAGGGATGAGACATGACCGTCACGCTGACCAAGGCATCGGACTACGCAGCGAAGTACGAGCTGACCCTGGAGCAGGACCACGGGATCGGCTACTACAAGGCAACGGCTCCGGACGGGACGATCGTTGTGGAGCTGTGGGCTGCGGAGCCTGCCGACTTCCGTGAGGCACTGCGTAAGGCAACGCGAACGGTCCGGGAAGTCATGGACGAAGAGTTCGGGGAGGGTTGGGAGCGCGGCGAGTCCCACCTGGTGACGGTGGTCAACAACTACTCCACCGGCTACGAAGACGTGATGACGGTGAACCATGCCGTGACCAAGGAACAGTTCGGCTACGACGATGCGGTCTCGGTCTCGAACTACGAAGAGTTGGAAGAGATGTGGGGCGAGCTGGATTGCTTCACCTACTCGCCCTGGTCGAACAATGACACCATCGCTCTCAAGCTGGACGAAGGGATTGCCCCCGACGATCTCGAAGACGTGATCCGTGGGCTGTCCGACTACCCGGTGCTGAATGAGTCTCGGTGGTCCGAGGTCGAGCAGCGCATGATTGACGAGGATTGGGAGTCCTACGGGAGGCGTGACACGTTCGAGCACGTGGCCCAGGCTCTGGAGATCGAAGAGCTGAGCGACGCAGCCGAAGAGATCATCACCATCCTGGTCTGGGAAGGGATCACCGGCGAGTACCCCGAGCGGATCGACGCCTCGGCTGTCGAGTTCCACGCCGAAGATGTGGCCGAGTGGATCAAGGCACGACTGGGAACTGTGGTCACCCACAACAACTACGGACGGGTCAACGTCTTCGACCTGACCCGACGCAACCTCACCTGGCACTGACGCATTGCCTGGAGACTTGACAGTAGACGCCAAGTCTCTCGGGTTGTACGCCAGTACACACTGAGACTAGGAGCAATCATGCGTAATCCCGAGATGTTCGACCTCTTCCGCCTGGCTTCCCTCTCGGAGGGATGGTTCTCGCTGGAGGGTGGCGAATGCGACGCTCCCACAGGGTTCTTCGCCCTGGCTGAGATCCGCCCCGACGAGCCCGAGGTGTGGCTGGATCTCTTCGATCGGGAAGGGATGACCTCCACGCTGGAGGTGGAAGACATGCCCGGTGTCTACCTCTACGTTCGGAACTCGGACGGCGTCGAAGCCGTGACCCGGTTCGACTCCCCCGAAGAGGCGCGAGGCGTCTTCTACGAGCTGTGGACCGAGTGGGATGCCTACGAGGATGCGGTCGAACTGGAGGCGTGGGCTGCGAACTCTGCCCGTGACGAAGAGTTCGTCCCGCTCGTCACCGATGGTGACCTGACCGACATGTACCTCACGAACTGATAGCTTCCGTCGCCTAGTGCCACTTGACACTAGACGGCGGTGGTGGTTAGTCTTGAGCCACTGAAACCCCAACCACTGCAACACCTTTGGAGAGATCATCATGGCAAGCATCTACGTTGCATCGCTGAGCGACTACAACAACGGCGTCCTTCACGGTGAGTGGTACGACCTGGACGACTACGCCAACCACGAAGACTTGACCGACGCGGTCCAGGAGATGCTGGCGAAGTCTCCGACCGCCAAGGAGGACGGGCTCCCTGCGGAGGAGTGGGCGATCCACGACCACGAAGGGTTCGGCGGGTACGAGGTGTCGGAGTACGCATGGTTCGACATGCTCTTCGCCCTGCACGAAGCGTTCAACGACCACGGCAACGGGTTCGCTGCGTACCTCAAGGGTGTGACCTCGGAGAACCCCAGCACTCCCGAAGATGTGGAGTCCCTGGTCGAGTCCTTCCAGGACGAGTTCGTTGGAGAGATGACGCTCGCGGAATACGCCGAGGAGTACGTGGAGGATTGCCTCTTCACTCCTGAGACCTCGGACTCGCTCCGCAACTACTTCGACTACGAAGCGTTCGCCCGAGACATGGGTTACGACGGGTACTGCGAAGTCCACTACGGCACCACGACGTACACGTTCCGGCCTGCCTGATAGCTCTGCCTGGAGCCTTGACACTAGAAGATCAAGGCTCTCGGGTTGTCCTATCAGACACCAAGGGAGACAAGACATGAGCTTCTACAAGGACGACAACCACCCGGAGTTCCTGATCGGTGGTCAGGCTGGCCGGTGGCACGTCTACCGCGAGGGTGAATCGAAAGCTGTGGCTGGTCCCTTCAAGACTCGGAAGCTGTGCATCGGGTGGATGGAGAATCCGCCGATCCACTTCGACCACCAGACCATCCTGGATCTCGCCCACGACCTCGGGGAGGGTTGGCGCAAGACCACTCTGACGCTCGGATCGGAAGACACCGCGATCTCGATGCTGTCCCACAAGTGGCAGTTCCAGGGACCGGGCACGGTCGAGTACCTGATCCACGCCTCGGGCTGCACCATCACGCCCGGTGAAGGCGTCCGCAAGCAATACATCTGAGAGGCAAGAGACATGGAATGCGAGTGGTTTCTTCTGTGCCAGAACGAGGCACGGTTCACGATCGACCATCCACTCATGGGTGGAGTCATGGCGTGCGAGAGGTGCCGTGACAAGTACCTCCGACTCGGAGGCAACGCATCGAAGGTGGATGCCCTGTGACCATCACCGTCGAGCTGACCCAGCACGAAGCGAACCTCATCACCAACCTGATCGCCTTCAAGGCAAGGCGCGATTGGTACCCCGAGTTTGACCTGATCTTGGACAAGATCCGACACGCACAGGAGCTGTGACATGGCACTGACCGAACGAGCCGTGGAAGCGATCATCCGAGCCAACAAGGAGCTTCGACAGGCTGACGCAACGCTGACGAAAGCGTTCGAGGATGCGACGGAGACCGGTAGCTATGCCGACGCCGACGAACTGGCGGCGGACGTGAGGCACGACCTCTCGGGAGAGTTCGAGACCCTGGTCTCGGTCCTCTTCGAGGAGTTCCCCGAGTTGGCGGCGGCTCTCCGGTGAGAGTCTTCGTCTACTGGAACCTCCACAAGAAGGTCTGGTCCGTCAAGGCCCTGGAGGGTCCGCACAAGGGCCGAGTCATCACTCGGTCGCCCTGGGTCACTCTTCGAGACGTGACACCGCGAGTGTCGGAGGCCGGACGGCAAAGGGTTCTCCGCGAGCAGCGGAAGAACGTGCACGCCGGTCTGGTCGGAGAGTTGGTCCGCACCACACGACGCTCGGACGAGCCCGAGGGTCGAGGCATCACCTACAACCCCTATAAGTTCTCGTCCTTCGTCCACCGGGACGACGAGACCCCCTACGAGGGATCGCCGCTGGCGTACCTCAACGAATCGCAAGTCACCGCAGCCTGAGCTAGAGCCTTCTCTGAGGCCGGCCGATTTTTGCCGGCCTCGGGGTGGACTCTGGATCGACCCAGAGCCTCTACGAAGGGATGAGACATGACCATCACGGATAACCGCCCCCAGCTTGCCCAGGATCTCGCCCTCTCCACGTTCCTGGAGACCTTCTGCGACGGCTACACCGCCCACGACTTGGGCGCACACCTGACCTGCTCCGAGACGGACGCCTACGCCGATCTCATGATCTCGTTCGGCTACCCCCACGCTGCCGAAGCTGTGACCCGTGGACACCTGGACGAGGAGAGCTGGGCCTGCGAAGGCTTGGACGACGGGGACCACGTCCCGCTCGCCCGGTTCGAGGGACCGGAAGAGTTGGTCGGCCACCGTATCGAGTTCAACGACGTGCAGTTCTGGGTGCTGTCCTGCTCGCCCGAAGGCGTGCTCTCGGTGAAAGACATGAAGGGCATGACTGGAGAGCTGAACTTCACCACCGACGAGATGAACAAGCTTCACGTCTTCGGACTCTGACGTGTGCATTGCCTCCCGCATCGAGCTATGGCTCGGTGCCGGGGGTTGTCCACATGGCAAACACAACGGAAGGCAAGACAATGATCGAAAGCAAGTCCCTGGGAGAGCTCGAAGGGTTCGAGGTCGAGGCCGGATGGGTCTACGACGACATGACCCCGGACTTCTACGGCGAGGAGGCGTACGACGCCGAGGCTGTCGAAGCGTTCAACAACGGTGACTGGTCGTTCGTGATCCTGACCGTGGAGGCACGGTTCAATGGACACGTCATGGGCACGGCACACCTGGGAGGTGTGGAGCTCGGGTTCTTCCCCGGTGCCACGGAGATCCTGGACCCGCTGACCGACCCGGAGTACCTGGACGACCTGATCCGCGAAGCCTTGGACGAGGCGCGCTCCGAGCTGCACGCCGTCATCACCAAGGGAATCGAGGTGCTGGTGTGAAGACCACCCTGGAACTGATCCTGGAAGCGATGATCCTGGAGGGCTGGGACGAGGAGTGGGGCGGCGACGTAGACGCGCCCACCGGGTGCTACTCCCGGCTGTCGGTGGAGGCTTCGGACCTCCCCGACGTGATGCTGAGCTTCGGTGACCTAGTGGAGGACGCCGAGGAGGGCTTCACCTTGGACGCACTGATCGGCTACTGGCTCTACCGCAAGGATTCGATGGGGATTCCGTACCCGGAGAGGTACGAGACAGAGCAGCAAGCGATCCACAGGTACGAGGAGCTCGAAGAGAGCTACGAGCGTTGGTATGACGAGGACGAGCTCTACGTGTGAGCCTTGACATTGGAAGCGGTCCAATCAGAGGCCGGCCAAGCCAAAGGCGCGTTTAATTGCACGCATGTGATTTCCACTCAGTAGGAGTGGGAGTTGCCAAAGAATGGGTAATGCCTGCGTAGGACTTAGGTCACTATTCGGGCATTAGGTAGATACCGCTCAGCGGTCGGGTCGCGGGAAAAAAGGGCACCCCCGAAAAGGGGTGACCGTGCCTTTGTATGCGAAGGGAAGCACTAATAACCCCAGGTCAGAGCCTTGGATGATCGTCCAGTTCGGAATGGGATTAGAGTGGCATATGGGGCTTGAGTTGAGTGTTCAATCGCTGCCACAATGGTAAAGATCAACAACGTTGCACAGGCTAATTACCTGTGAATCGGAGTATCCCTATTCGGTAAACTTGCAGGTGATACGCAGGTTTACCCAGGCGTTTTGCGCTCCGATGATTGGTCGCCCTACCATCTGGTTTGAAGTTGACACTTGACGAGGGTTCGGGGTTACATCGTGAGTACATAGACCTGACAAGGAAGCGGTATGACGCAGAAGAAGCGAGACGGGGAGCGAGACGAGAAGCTCACGCTGGCGATCGTGGAAGCCTTGAAGAACAAGGGCCGGACACAGTCGGACATAGCGCGTGAGTACGGCGTGACACGACAGCACGTCTCTTGGATCGTCAAGACGTATGGCGGCACACAGACGCCGCGCCAGAAGCTACTGGAGCACTTCCCCTGGGAGGTGCCGTCCAAGCAACTGGCGTCCAGCCCGTACCGAAACATGAGGAATCATGCCGAGTACATGGCGACTGGCGGTGTCGGGATGGGCGCTCCCGAGCTCAAGAGACTTCGGAACTTCTACCAGAAGCTCCAGGACGAGAACCTGGTGCTGGAGTTCGATCCGAACATCCCTGGAGAGCCGGGATTTGCGATCAACGGAGGCTTTGCCCTCCGTCCCAGAGAAGAAAGCGACGGGGATCTCATGATCCGTGTGAACGAGTACACCAAGCTATCGGACGAGGGGAAGCGCCTTTGGAGATTCCCCCGGTGCTACCTGAAATATAGAGGAGCAAGTGGGTTGAGAGGCTTAACGGCGGACTTCGAGATCAACGTGGAGAGCGACGCCTTCCCTGGCAAGCACTACCTTCACGCTTCACGAGAAGGCAACACGATGATCGTGGTTCGGAGTCCGCTGGTTGCGGACGATGATCCCTGGTTAGAGCAGGTTCGGGAGGTGCTGGCGGGCACCTCCCACGTGGTTTCAGAGGAGTACGAAGAGATGGACGAGCACTTCATGTTCAACCGAAAGCGCACGACTGTCTACGGATTGGAGGATTTTGAGTCATGAGCTAAGACACCGCTCTGTGTCACAGATCAAGACGTACGTTCAGTGTCCCTACAGCTACTACTTACAACGTGTGGCGAGGGCATGGCAGAGGCCGGCAGCGTGGCTACCGATGGGGACAGCGTTCCACACGGCAGCGGAGAAGTACGAGCTGTCAGGCCGAGAGATGACTCTCGCGGAGATGCACGAAATCTATTGCGAGGAATACTCGAACGACGTTGCGAAGCTGTGCGAGGACACGCCGAACTTTGACTTCTGGTTTGCCTCGGGGCCGTATCGCGGTGAAGCCGACGTAGAGCGTCGGTTCAACGTGGGCCAGGATCAGTGCGGGAAGTACATAGCGTGGTACGAGAAGCACCCGGAGCAGAAGCCTTGGGTGACGCCGGACGGAGAGCCGGCTGTCGAGCTTGAGTTCGACGTAGACCTGGACGGCGTCCAGGTGAAAGGGTTCATCGACCTCGTGGTCGAGGACGAAGAGACCGGCGAAGTCCTGGTGCGAGACAACAAGACTGGTGCCATGCCGGGAGATGACTTCCAGCTCGGGGTGTACTCCGTAGCCCTGGAGGTCCAGCACGGAATCGAGCGCCCGCTGTCGGGCGACTACTGGATGGGCAAGTCAGGTAAGGCAACGCACCCGTTCGACCTCAAAGAGTGGGGCCGGGACCGCGTTACAGAGAAGTTCCACGAAGTGGATCAGAAGATCCGCGCCGAGGAGTTTCCGCCCACCGAAGATCCCAAGAATTGCGAGCGGTGCCCAGTTGCACTCTCGTGCAAGTTCGTGAACCCCAGCATCGACTCATGAACCCACGACTTGACACTAGACAGAACGGAGGCTAGATTGGAAAGCGTTGAGGGAAGAGAGTTCTCCGATCTCACCTACGGGGACTTTCTGCTGGCGACAGCCCAGCCCCCGAACGAAGTCCCCCATGAGGGACACGCTCTGATCCGAGCCAAGAAGGGCGGCGCGAAGGCGTCGGTCCTGGCGAAGGAGTTCGGATTCAAGACACCGCGCCAGCTCATGCGGGCGCTGGAGCTCCACACGAGAGTTCTCAACCTGGCGATCAAGAACGATCGCCCCTACCTACTGTGAAGGAGGAATGAGTGCACACCCTTCTGCAATCCGCCACCGTGCGGGGCAAGGCCGGCCAGCCTCTCCCGGCTGTCTGGCCGTCGCTAGGTCAGAAGGGAACGCTGTTTCGACGTGGTCAGCTTTCGCTGGTCGCGGCGGGACCGGGCGTAGGCAAGAGCGCGTTCGTCTTGAACTATGCGCTCAAGTCGAGAGTCGCCGCGCTGTACTTCTCGGCTGACTCGGACGCCTTCGTTCAGCTCACCCGCTCGGTTTCGATCCTGGCGGACAAGCACGTGAAGGATTCGACCAAGCTGGTCCTGGAGGACCGGCTGGACGAGGTAAGCGAGGAGCTATCGGGCGTCCCAATCCGGTTCAACTACAGCACATCCCCGACCATCCAGACCATCGAGAACGCCGTCGCGGCGTACGACGAGACCTACGGAGACTTCCCCGATCTGATCGTGATTGACAACGTCCTGGACGTGTTGATCGACCACTCGGAGGAGGGCTACACCGGCCTCGAAGACCTCATGGCGTACCTGCATGACATGGCGCGATCGACCGAGGCTTGCGTGGTGGGTCTGCACCACGTGACCGGCACGTACAACGATGCCGACAAGCCGATTCCCATGTCAGGCGTCAAGGGACAGATCACCCGTATCCCGGAGATGGTCCTGACCCTGCACAAACAGATCAGTGAGTACGGACCAGACACCATCTGTGTCTCCACGGTGAAGAACCGAGGAGAGAAGGCTGATCCCTCCGGCAACGACGTTGTCGAGCTGGAGTTCAAGGGTGACTACATGAACGTCACCGACCCCCTGGAGTGTGCGGATTCCCGTGCACCACAAGACGAGCCGACCACCGAGGGCGGCACGGACACCAACACAACCCCCAGCATCTGGGACTAGGAGAGAACAAGACATGACTGCAATTCTGACCCGTGACGAGATCCAGGCGATGACGAAGGAGGAGTTCCTGATGTACGCCAACGCCAAGGTCCAGGCGGGCGAAGACCTCACCCTCGAAGAGGACATGCGCCTGACCATGACCACGGCTGCACAGCTCACCCGTGAGCACGAGAAGCTCAAGGTGCTCGTGGAGTCCCTCAAGGACGTGTCCGAGTCGTTCGCCGAGGTGCTCTCGGTGAAGGCACCGGAGCTCCTGGCCGAGGTTCAGGTCGAGTACGGTCGTCGCCAGGAGAAGCGTTTCATGGAAGCGATCTTCGGCCCCGAGTTCGTCGCAGGTCTGGACGACTACAAGGCGTGACCAAGGCGCGGACCTGCAAGGATTGTGCCGCCGAAGGGATCACCACCAAGAGGCCGGCACCCCACCCAGGGCCGCGATGTGCAACGCATCACCGCGCCGTAAGCGACCAACGAAGAGCAACGGCTCGTGAGCGTCACATCACCACCACCTACGGGATCACCGAGGCAGAGTACGCGGCGATCTACGAGGCGCAAGGTGGGAGTTGTGCGATCTGCCAACGTGCGAAAGGCACGGGCCGGAAACGGCTTTCGGTGGATCATGACCATGAAACAGGCATGGTACGAGGGCTCTTGTGCTCGAAGTGCAACCGAGATGTGCTCGGGCACTTGCACGATGACGTAGACGCCTTTCTGAGAGGCGCTGAGTACCTGCGGAGCCCACCCGCAAGAGGGGTCATCGGACTACGGATCGTCCCGGTGGACGGTGCCCCTACGAAGGCAAGACCAGCACCCCCGCGACGACGGCGAAAGCGCCGTGCTCGCAAGTCAGCTTGACACTAGACAGACACACCAACAGGAGAGAAACACACATGACCACCATCACCAAGTTCAACCACGCCACCATCTACCGCATCACGGACGGCACCGACGCAGGCGAGAAGGGCTACATCGAGAGCTACGAGAGCGTCCTCCCGGACAGCGACAACGAGCTGTACCTGACCAACGTGAACGACGACGGTCGCTACCTGGGCTACGTGGACTCCGAGCTCCTGGAGGTCGCGGGCTTCCAGCCCGGCACCCAGGTTCGGATCACCGGCCTGAGCTCGAACTGCGCGGGTCAGGTCGTGGAGTACAAGATCGGTGACCTGGTCGAGGTCAAGGGCGACTCGTTCTGGGACCGCGACGTGAAGATCCAGGCCGAGGGCCAGCGTGCACAGCACATCGACCCGAAGAACCTGGTCCTGGCGGCGGACTACGTCCCCGCCTCGGACTTGACAGTAGACGGCGAGCTTCCGACCGGTGTGGAGCTGATCGACTCGCTCACCAAGAACCGCTGGGTGCTGACCCCCGAGGGTGTCCCGCACCTGTTCACCTCCGAGCACGGCATGTGGATCACCACGAGCTACGGCCCGGACGAGGTCGAGAAGCCCCGCCTCCAGACCCGCGAGGCTCACGAGGAGTCGCTCAAGCCTGTTCCCCAGGTCTTCGAGCACATCTGGAACATCCCGCAGAGCCTGTCGGTCACCGACCGTGAGGGCGACTTCTGGAAGTTCATCGAAGGCAAGGGCTGGGGCCTGGGCCGTCCCGGTGACGCGGACGTGGAGTTCGACACCAACTGGGTCAACCCGGACAACTACGCGCCCTTCACCGAGGTGACGGCGTAACCACATGGAGCCAGAGGACACCCTGATCGTTCGGGTGATCCGCCGGTACTACGCGGACTGGGAACCCCCAACGGATACGGGCAGGGAGTGGATCTCCGTTGCCTGCCCGTTCCACGGGGAGTCCCGCCCGTCCGCTGCGGTCTCCTACGAGCACAACGCATATCGGTGCTTCGCGTGCTCCGTGAAGGGAGACGCGATTGCGCTGGTTCGTCTACAGGAAGGGGTGAGCTTTGCAGAAGCTGTCCGAATCACAGAGGGACTATCTACAGGAGGCGACGACTCGGTACGCACAGGCTCTTCCCGGAAGTCCGGCAGAGGAGTACATCGCAGGCCGGGGGTTCCTCGAACCGTCGGTGGCGGAAGCCACCAAGAAGTTCCGACTAGGTTACGTGGAAGATCCACTCCCTGGTCATGACATGTACCGGGGTTGGTTGGCGATCCCGTACCTGCGGTGGCACCCGAGACGCGGATGGAACGTCGTCTCAATGCGGTTCCGCTGCATCGAAGATCACGCTCACCGAGGGCACGGCAAGTACATGACCGTGCCTGGTGACACACCCAGGCTCTTCAACGCGAGAGCGTTGCTGGAGCCCATCCCTTCCGTGGGTATCGCGGAGGGGGAGCTGGACGCCCTCATGGCGTCCGTGCACGGCATTCCCACGGTGGGGGTGCCCGGTGCACAGAGTTGGAAGTCGTACTTCCGGGAGCCGTTCCTGGGGTACCGGGAAGTGTTCATCTTCGCTGACGGCGACGATGCCGGCCAATCGTTCGCCGAGACGGTCGGTAAGACACTCCCGAACTCACGAATCATCCCCTGTCCCAAGGGGGAAGACGTTTGCTCACTGGTAACGAGCCAGGGGCCAGAGGCACTACACGAGAGGATTCAGTAGATGCACATTCCGATGGGGACCAAGGTCCGAATCATCGAGAACGAGATGGACATTCCGGTCGGCACGATCGGCTTCGTGGACGAACTCGACGGCACGACCGACGAGGAGACCCTGACCTACATCGCCCACGAAGGCGACGTGGACGCACTCTGGGGTAGCGAGTTCGAGGTGATCCGGCAGGCGATCAACGAGGGTGACAAGGTCATCATCCTGCGGAACATCATCTCCGCTCCGGTGGGGGCGATCGGCACGGTCGTTCGAGTGGCGGACTCGTACCCGAGTATCGAGGTGGACGGCGAGGAATGGCCGCTGTCGCACAGCGAGTTCCAGGTGGTGCACGAGGATGACTGAGACTCCGAAGGTGGTGCTGTTCACCAGCCCCGGCTGCCAGCCCTGCCGACTGACCAAGAAGACCCTGGCCGAGGTCGGAATCCCGTTCATCGAACGTGACCTCTCCACGGACCCGGACGCCTTCGAGTACGTGACCGAGGTACTCGGCTACGGATCGGCACCCGTGGTGCTGGTCTCGAACGAGGACCACTGGTCCGGCCTGATCCCCGAGAAGCTCGGAGAGCTCAAGGCTCTCCACGCCAACAACCTACTGCCCGAGCCCGATCCCGACGACGCGCTCTTCCAGCTCTGACATACTTGACACTAGACACAGGAGAGAAATTGACCGACGCAACCAACCCTGACGTTTACCAGGGCTTTTCCAACGGTGCCCAGGTGATCGACATTACCGAGAACCTGAACGGCAACGGTGCACAGATCGTGCAGTACGTGGCCCGCTCTACCCGGATCGACGGAGTCGTGAAGGACGATCCGATCGAGGATCTCAAGAAGGCGAAGTGGTTCGTGGAGCGCGAGCTCGCACGCCAGGTCGAGATCGAAGCCGTGAAGACGGCCCCGGCTACGGTGCCGGAAGACCCGTGGCTGACCCCCGCTGTCTGGGCGGAAGCGGTCGAGCCCGTCAGCACCCCGCAGGAGGACGAGCGTTCGTTCCCGATGGGCCAGGCGGTGAAGATCCGCCCCGGCGCACAGAGCAAGGGGCTGGGCGATGCGACGTTCTACGACGTGAACAAGCCCGAGAAGATCGGACAGGTCGGCACGGTCGAGCACCGGTTCACTGACGGCGAGCTGTGCGTTCGGTTCAGCTCCGACGCCTCCGACTACATGTACGTCCACGAGAACTCGGTGTGCCGTGTCTGGGACGAGTGGCACAAGGTGCCCCAGGAGACGCTGATCCATGACGCGGACGGCAAGGAGTGGATCAGGCAGACCACGACCTGGCACGCTCCCGGTCCGTTCACGGAGCGTTTCCGTGGTGATGCCCGTGCCTGAGACCATTGTCGTGGTCTCTGACACACAGATTCCGTATGAGGATCGCAGGGCCACCAAGGCAGTCATTCGGTTCATCGGGGACTACCAGCCCGACGAGGTCATTCACATCGGTGACCTTGCCGACTTCCCGCAACCCTCTCGCTGGACGAAGGGCACACGGGCTGAGTTCGAGGGCTCGGTGTTCGAGGACGCCGAGACCGTCAAGAGCAGGTTCCTTGGACCTCTTCGTGAAGTATTCGATGGGCCTGTCGGAGTCCATGAGGGCAACCATGACGAGCGACCGAGGGTGTACCTAGACAAGTACGCCCCGGCGCTCTCCGGACAGCACACGTTCGATATGGACATGCTCCTGGACTTTGCCGGCCACGGGATCACCACGCTCCCGGAGTTCTACGACATTGCTCCGGGCTGGGTGACCACCCACGGTCACCGAGGCGGTATCCGGCTCAACCAGAACTCAGGCATGACGGCGCTCAACGCCGCCAAGCGGTTCGGCAAGTCGGTGGTCATGGGCCACACGCACAGGCTGGGCTACTCCTCGCACACCACCGGCTACGGTGGAGACGGAACGGTCGTCTCCGGTGTCGAGGTGGGCAACCTGATGGACATGAAACAGGCCGGGTACCTCAAGAGCGGTACTGGCAACTGGCAGACGGGATTCGCGGTGCTCAAGGTGGACGGCAAGCACGTCCAGCCGATCCTGGTGCCGATCTCGAATCGGCGGTTCACCGTCGATGGGCACACTTGGGAGGTGTAGAACTTGACACTAGACAATGGCGAAGCCGTGTACGACGAGCTCAAAGAGCAGGTGGTGCGGGCGTCGAAGAACGTCTCGCGCCTCTGGTCCGGGATCATCGAATCCGACGACCTGGAGCAGAGGCTCTGGGAGCAGATCCTGGAGAGCCCCGGCACTATCCGGGTGCTCATGGAAGCCACGGGTGACGACCGGTACGGCCAGCTTGCACGGCTGGCCCACCGGGAGGCCGGTAGGGAGCGGGCCGACTACGAGGTGTTCTCGGGTCAGTTCTACTACTCGGTGGACGAAGTCAAGGGCGTTCTGGGTCGCATCCTGACTCAGCCTGGCGAGATCACCGCAGAGGTCATGGACGTCATGGACGGCCTGGAGGCTCTCGGTGCTCGCTACGAGCGATACCTGGACCTGGTCCTGCGCCGGTATGCCGATGGGGAGACCTTCCAAGGTGCGGATCGGACCGCACTGTCCAGGGCTCTCGACGCCCTCACGGAACTGGTCAACACATCGCACCGCAAGAACGCAACCGATCACCGGCTGTCCGGTGGCCCTGGATCACGGAATATCAAGGAGAGCTGATGAACTCGTTGTTCGACCCAGCCTTCCAGGGCATCCCTGGTGGCGAGATGTACCGCTCGTGGGTGGACCCCACGTTGCACAAGGGCCAGAGACCGGCCCGGATCGAAAACTGGCCCGCAGAGGATCTCGAAATGTACTGCGGCATTTACAACTAGGAGCACCACTTGACACTAGACAACATCGCATGGGGACCGCAGGGCGAGTTGGTCTACAACCGCACCTACTCGCGGACCAAGCCTGACGGCACGAAGGAGACCTGGCCCGAGACGGTCGAGCGGGTCGTGGACGGCAACCTGGGTCTCGTTGACGAGCGATACCACATGCCCGGTGAGCGGGACGACCTGGTCGAGATGATCCGGGACTTCAAGATCCTGCCCGCTGGCCGGCACCTGTGGGCGTCGGGTGTGAAGGGCAGGCAATACCTCTTCAACTGCCACGTGAGCCACTGGAACGAGCGTCTCTCGGACCACTTCGAGTTCACGTTCATGCGCCTCATGGAAGGCGGTGGCGTCGGGGCGAACTACTCGAACCGGTACCTGGAGCAGTACGACGAGGTCCAGCAATGCCTGGAGGTCGAGATCGTCTGCGATCCGGCTCACCCGGATTACGCAGAGCTGGAGCAGGCAGGACTCCTGTCCAAGCGGTACAACTCCGACTGGGCTGGTGCCTACGAGGTGGAGGACAGCCGCGAGGGCTGGGCAGGTGCCCTCGTGGACCTGCTCGATACGTTCTACCGTCCGATCGTGGAGCACCCCTTCCGGGTGTTCGACGTGTCCAGGGTCCGAGGTCGCGGAGCGCGACTCAAGACCTTCGGCGGCACGGCCTCGGGGCCGATGCCTCTGGCGAAGATGCTCAAGGACATTGCCGACGTGATGAACGACTTCGAGGGCCAGAAGCTCACGGGTCTCGGGGCAATGGAGATCGACCACCATCTCGCGGAATGCGTTGTGTCGGGCGGCAATCGCCGCTCAGCTCGCATGGCGATGATGCGCTGGGATGACCCCCAGATCCTGGAGTTCATCCACTGCAAGGCCCAGTCCGGCAAGCACTGGACGACGAATATCTCGGTAGAGGTGAACGAGGAGTTCTGGGATCTCGCCCAGGGCATCCCCGAGCATCCCGGTTCGGCCCAGGCCGTCCGGGTGCTGGACGAGCTCTCGAAGGGTGCACTGAACAACGGCGAGCCCGGTACCTGGAACTCGGACCTGTCGAACGACGGCGAAGTGGAGACCGTGGTCTGCACGAATCCGTGCGGTGAGATCGCGTTGACCCCGTGGGAAAATTGCAATCTCGGGCACGTGAATCTCGCTGCGTTCGTTGATGATTCGGGAAACATCGACCGGACCGGACTCTGGAGGGCACACCGCCTGGTGGCACGATTCCTGGTCCGAGCCACGTTCGGTGACGTGAACGATCCGAAGCAACAGGACCAGCTCGCACGACAGCGCCGGATCGGCGTGGGTCACCTGGGAGTCGCATCCCACCTGGCTCTGCGTGGCATCCGGTACTCGGACGCTCCGCACAGTGACGAGTTCCGCGAGGAGCTGCGTTGCTACCGCCTGATCGTCCAGATGGAAGCACGGGACTTCGCACACCAGTTGCGTATCCCGACGCCGGTCAAGACGACCACGGTTGCGCCGACAGGCACGATCGCCAAGATGCCTGGAGTGAGTGAGGGTATCCACCCGATCTTCTCCCGGTACTTCATCCGTCGAATCCGATTCTCGGTGGTGGACCCCGAGCAGGCTGTCACCCTGGCGACGTACAGGGCGATGGGCTACCTCGTGGAGCCGTGCCAGTACGCGGCGAACACGGACGTGGTGGCGATTCCGACCAAGGACTCCCTGGTCGAGCAGGTCGCTGCGATCTACGGCGAGGCGGAAGCCGAGCGGATCGTCCAGTCTGCCGACGAGCTGACGCTGGAGGAGATGCTGGCGTTCCAGGCGCTCTACCAGGTGTGCTACGCGGACAACGCTGTCTCGTTCACGGCCAACCTGGACCCCACGAAGTACACGGCAGACCAGGTCGCGGAAGTCCTCCAGGACTACGCACCCCTGCTCAAGGGCACGACGATCTTCCCGGAGGCGTCCATGCCACAGAGTCCGTACGAGCGGCTCACCCGTGAGGAGTACGAGCTCGCTGTCGCCAAGGAGATCGGCGACGGAGTCGATGAGAACTGCGCCAACGGCGCTTGCCCGATCAAGTAACGAAGGAGAACCACATGGCAGATCCGTTTGCCGACAACCCGTCTGACGACGAAGCACAGACCGAAACCCCGAAGACCCGCACCTCCACCAAGAAGGAATCCACTGTGACCGACGCCCCCGCTGCCCTCTCCGCTCCGCTCGAAGTCTCTGCAACCCTCAAGGGCGGCAGCGGTTTCGATGCTCCGTGGACCGTCATTCGAGGCGCAAGCCTGGTCGAGGTCCGGGACGCTCTCCAGGACGAAGTCCTCAAGGAGATCCTGGAGCTGACCCAGCAGGCCGCGAAGTTCTACGGCTCGAAGTACGAGGGCTCCGCACCGGCCCAGCGTGGCGGTGGCGGCGGTGGCCGGCAGGCCCCGCAGGGTGCCACCGAGAGCCCGGACGGACGCACGGAGTCGTGCGAGCACGGCGCGATGAAGTACATGTCCGGCGTCTCGAAGAAGTCCGGCAAGCCGTACAAGATGTTCGTCTGCCAGTCCGGCGACCGCAACAACGAGTGCAAGCCTGTCTTCGTCAACTGACGACTTGACACTAGACGGTGTGGAGGGGGCTTCGGCCCCCTCCCCGTCTCACCCCCCAAACATCCTGGAGAGGAACCACATTGAGCATTGCAATGCTGATTGCACACACCGAGATCAACCGACACGCCCTGGCTGAGATCGGCTACGAGCCCCACGGCTACCGAGACCCCTTCGCCCGCATGGCGGGCCGCGACGAGACCGATGCTGACGAGCTCGCTGAGTTCGCAGGCCGTCTCTGCTACCTGTCGTTCAACCGCCCCAATCCCGCTACGGCGACGAACGCCGACTACCTGGCCCACATCCACGAGGTCGGACACGAGAGCGTGGAGGAGCACGCCAGTGCCTCGTTCTACGTCGAGGCGTCCCGATCGGTCCTGACCGAGCTGGAGCGCCACCGGAGCCTGTCGTTCTCCGTCGTCTCCCAGCGGTACGTGGACATTCCCAAGAAGTTCCCGATGCTCCACACGCCCCCGGCGTTCGCCAAGATCACCGACCAGGGTCTCTGGGACTCGCTGGACGAGGTCGCGGACATGGCCGAGCAGGTCTACTACGCGGTGGTCGAGCACCTGGAGGGCCAGGGTCTGCCCCGCAAGGAGGCCCGCGAGGCTGCGCGAGCGGTCCTGCCGAACTCCACCAACTCCCCGATGGTCGTCACCGGCAACATGCGTGCCTGGAAGCACGTGATCCGGCTGCGGCACCACGAGGCCGCTGACGCCGAAATCCGTGAGCTCGCAGGGGAAGTCCTGTGGCAGCTCCGCGAGATCGCACCCAACACCTTCGCCGACATTGCCGAAGAGCCGGCCACCTACTGAGAGGACTTGACCAATGGCAACGAATGAGCAGCGGATCGCTGATCTCGAAGAGGACGTGGAGCTCCTGGAGCAGAAGGTCGCGGACCTGGAGGACGAGATCGCTCGTCTCCGCAACAACCGACCGAAGCTGAGCGCCCAGGACGTTCGGGACATTCGGTCTGCGTACAAGCGCAAAGAGGCAACCACCGCCGAGCTGGCGGACATGTTCGGGGTCAACCGAGCAACCATCTACCGCACCGTGGTCGGTGTGTACCACTAGGAGAAGAAATTGCAGGTCATCCCGTATGTTGTCAACGGTCAACAGGTACAGATCAACGTCGTTGAGCACGAAGACGATCTCGACGGGTTCCGTGACTTCGTCCGGGCCAACCTGAATTGCCTTGGGGCAGATACCGAGACGACTGGTCTCGACATTTACTCCGACGAGTTCCAGCTCCGGGTCGCCCAGTTCGGTACCAGTACCGAGTCCTGGGTGATCCCAGTGGAGCGCGGTGGGCAGTTCGCGGACGACGTGGTCCGCACGCTCAAGGGTGTGAAGACCCTGGTCTTCCAGAACGCTTCGTACGACCTCCAGGTCATCGAACAGTGCCTCGGCTTGACACTAGAAAGCATGTGGCACAAGGTGATCGACACCAAGATTCTCGCCCACCTGGTTGACCCCAGGGGGCGGGAAGAGGGTGGCTCCGGCCACTCGCTGGAGGATCTCACCCGGAAGTACATCGACCCCGCCGTGGCGGACGGCGTCAAGTCGTCCATGCGGGACATGGCGAAGGAGCTCAAGACCACCAAGGACAAGGTCTGGAAGGTGGTGGAGTACGAGAACGAGACCTACCGGCTCTACGCCGGGATGGACCCGATCCTGGCTCACCGGCTCTACACCAAGCTCTGGCCGATGGTGCCGAGCTCCGCACGGCCCCTGATCGACTACGAGCACGACGTAGCCTGTGTCTGTTCGATCATGGAACGGACCGGGTTCCTCTTGGACGTGGAGTACAGCGAGAAGCTCTCCACACAGCTCCTGGAGGAGCGTGACCACCACACCGAGACTGCGAAGGCCCTCGGGTGCGGGAACGTCAACTCGACTGACCAGGTGGCCGACGCCCTGGAGGCGTTCGGCGTGAAGATCATCGGGCGCACCCCCTCGGGGAAGCGCAAGGTGGACAAGGTGTTCCTGGCCGAGCTCGTGAACGGCCCGCAGGGGCCGGCACGGGATCTCGCTACGGCGGTGGTCGAGGCGAAGCGGGCCGGCAAGTGGGAGAAGACCTGGGTCCGGGCGTTCCTGGACAAGCGGGACTCGAACGACCGCTGCCACGCAGCGATCAACCCGCTCCGGGCTCGCACCGGGCGCATGTCCATCACCGGCATCCCGGCACAGACCCTGCCCTCTGGTGACTGGATGATCCGACGTTGCTTCGTCGCAGACGAAGGGCACCGGATTGCCAGCATCGACTACCAGACCCAGGAGCTCCGCGTCCTCGCGGCGCTGTCCGGGGACCAGGTCATGGTCGAGGCATTCGCGGAAGAGAAGGATCTCCACCAGATCACCGCAGACGCTGCGGGCGTCGGTCGCAAGATCGGCAAAATGGCGAACTTCTTGACCGTCTACGGTGGCGGTCCGGGAGCCCTTGCCGAGCAGGCCGGTATCGACCTCGGGACGGCGAAGCACGTCCTCAAGGCGTTCGGCCAGGCGTACCCGAAGGTCGGGGCTTTCTCCCGGAAGCTCCAGTCCCAGGCGGCACGGAACGGGTACATCACGACCCCCTCGGGTCGCCGGTTGCCTGTGGACCCGTCCAGGGCGTACTCCGCGCTGAACTACATGGTGCAGTCCACGTCCCGCGACGTGACCTGCCGAGCTCTGCTCAAGCTGCACGAGGCGGGGTTCACCCCGTACCTGCGTCTGCCGATCCACGACGAAGTCGTTGCGTCGGTCCCGGAGGCGAAAGCCGAGTGGGGAGCAGGGGAGATCGCCAAGCTCATGGCTGAGCAGATGGGGCCGGTGTTCATCGGAACAGACCCCGAAGTCGGAATGCGTTCCTGGGGTTCGATGTACGGTGCCGACTACTAGAATGTGGTCATGGTCACCCGGCGCATGGATGAGTTGACCGAGCGAGAACGGTCTGCACTGATCCTCGAACTGAACCAGACCGATCTCAGGCTGGTGCACGAGCTACGGGCGCTGAACGCCCAGATCAAAGAGCTGCAACACCAGAGCGAGCTGATCGAAGATCGGCGGAAGCACATCGCCCATTCGCTGGGCGACCTCGGTGCCCACCGCCAGTAGGAAACACCAGGTCAGGCCCTGTTTCCGGGGCCGTGACTTGACAATAGACAACGAAGGAGAGAGTATGGGAATCAAGCGCGAGCTGGCCGAGCTTCACGAGGTCACGCTGGTAGGGCTCGAAGAGGTCGAGTCACTCAGGTTGGTGTCGGAAGGTACGCAGGGTCCACCCAGGCTGTACCGCCTGGAGACGCAGGACGGTGTGATCGTTGCCGAGCACATGACCTGGAGCCTGGGCTACTACCTCAAGGAGTCGGTCAAGCTGAGCTCGAAGGCGCACCGCAAGGTGGCCGGCCAGTGAGCGAAGCCCACTTGGACCAGCTCCAGGAGATCCTCGACGGCGTCGATGGACTCCGAGGGGCGGTCCTGGAGACGAACCCTCTCGGGTTCCTGGACTTGACAACAGACAACGGGGTCACCCTGGCCCGGTTCTTCGATGACGGGGTTGGTGAGGTGCTCACCTTCGCCTATGCGGCGATCCCCGATCTGGTCCGCGAGATCAACGAGCTCCGGGACGAGAACGAGGCCCTGGAGATCGAACGAGACAACCTGGCTGCCGAGGTCTACCGACGAGAGGCGGCAGCCGAAGAACGAGAAGAGAGGAGACGGCTCCGGTGAGGATGACCGCAACACAGATCGTCCAGGAGATCGCTGCCTACGAGGCGACGATCCTCGAATGCCGGGACGCCTTCCGGCGCAAGTCGGCAGAGGGGTACCCCCACTCGGCACAGACCTACCTACAGAACGTCCCGCTGATGGAAGCCGAGATCGAACGGCTCCGGGGGTTGCTCTGACCTCGGAGGAGATCCGCGAGCTGATCCACCGTCGCAGACGGCAGATGGTGGTTCACTCCGGGCTCTACTACAAGCTCGGGCGCTCCCTGATCTCGGATGCTGAGTTCGACGCCTGGGCGTACGAGCTGGTTTCGCTCCAGACGGAACACCCCGAATTGTCGGAACAAGTCGAGTACGAGCTCGAAGCGTTCCGGGACTTCGACGGATCAACCGGGTTCGACCTCCCGTACAACAATCCCCGCGTCCAGTCCGTGGCGCTGGGGCTCTACTACCAATCGAAGAGAGGACTGACACATGCCCACGCCTGACGTTGACACGGAAGGCTGGTGGGGAATCCGCAAGGTCGGAGAGACCGACGCCTTCGGGTTCAGCCACTGGGACCGTCTCGACGCCGAGGCGGCTGCCGACTACAACTCCCAACGCTGGGGGCCGCACGAGATCGTCCAGATGACGGACGGCAAGTGGGTTAACCCGGACACGCCGAAGAGGCCCGACTGGGACACGTACTTCCTCGGGATCGCAAAGGCCGTCGCGGCACGAAGCTCGTGCGAACGCGACAAGGTTGGAGCGGTTCTGGTTGACCAGGAACACCGGATTCGGTCCACGGGGTACAACGACTCCCCGACTGGGACGCCTGGCTGTGAAGCGTGCCCACGGCGGATCTCGGGGTGTACCCCCGGCTCCAGCTACGACAACTGCGTCTCGGTCCATGCCGAGGCGAACGCCCTGCTCTACGCCGACCGCAAGGACTGCATCGGCGCAACGCTCTACATCACCCGTGAACCCTGCTACGCCTGCTCGAAGCTGATCGCTGGCGCTGGCATCTACCGGGTAGTCACACCCTCCACCTTGACAATAGAAAGCTGACTCACCATGACCTTCATCCTTTTCACTGCCCTGTTCGTTCTGCTCACCGTCGCCCTGTTGGCCGGCATCGTCACCTGGGCCGGCACGGAGTACGTCCTCGACGGCATCTTCGTGGAGAAGCGCGACTACGTCTTGCTCGCTGTCGCCTACGTCGTGCTCGTTGCGTCCCTCTCGGGCGCACTCACTGTCCTGTCCGCCCTGATCTAGAACGACCCCAGGCCCCCCTCCCTTTGCCGGGAGGGGGGCTTTTTTTGTGTTTCTGGGGTTACAGGCCGGGCGAATCTAAACGGCTACGAGCTCCGGGGTGGACTCGGTCTCTTCGACCTCCACGACGGTCTCAGCCTCGGTCTCAGCCTTCTCCTCCCACAGCATCATGGTCAGGTGCCAGACGGCGAGCTGGACGAGCGGCGGCATGGCCGCGATGCCACAGGCGATCGGGTTGCCACCGGACAGGAGCCAGGCGTGCGTGACGTTGCCTGCGACCGACAGCATGGTTCCGAGGAGCAGGAGCACCCAGGCGTAGATCCTCCGGGACCGCTTCTTGGCGGCTGCGGAGGCGATCGTGGAGACGATCACCAGACCGTCCACCGCGAACGGCACCATCCATGCCTGACCCTCGGGAACGTAGTGCTCTACCGAGAGCTCGGTGAGTGCTGTGAACGACAGCGAGAACGAGAGGCCGGCAACTCCGACCGAACCGGCAATCGCCAGGTTGGCGGGGGAGAACCACTCCTTGTTCAGACGTACACTCTTCATTGCACCTGCCCTTTCAGGTGTATGCCCCTCACTGGACTGATCCTCCGGTGGGGGGCTCTTTTTTTGTTGGTGAGCAGAGGCTAGCACCTTTGCAGTCGAGAAACTGCGAGCGTCGAACTTGCACACGCGCACGGCGGTGTGTAACGTCCTTCGTAGCTTGTAAGTCTCACAGGTTCGAGGAATCGAACTTGGGGGACATTCAAGCACATGTTCCCTGGTCCCCTGGTGGGGTGGGGATCAGATCCAACGTCGTTAGTCTCTCCTGTCCGACGATAACCAACGGAGCGCGAGTAGCACAGTCCGCCACAGCTCGCGGGGCGGCACTTCGGTGCGAGGGGTGCACACCTCCATCGGAGTCCAGCCCAGCCACGTCTCCTCCGGGGGCGGGGCTACCAGTGCTGGCCTGACACGATAGGGGCTTGGCTCGTGGGTCGCATGGCGGGAAAAGCCCGCAGGGCTAGGGGGGACCAAGCGGGCCAAAGGGCTAGCCGCCCGTAGGGCGTCCTTGCGGTCAGGGGAGCCCCCCGCAGGGGGTCAGTTTCCAGGGAGTGTCCCCGTGCAAACGTACGATAGGCCCATGCGTGTGCTGGGTCGAGTCCGTCTGTCGAGGTTCAACGAGGAGTCCACCTCGGTAGAACGGCAGCGCGAGATCATCGAGAACTGGGCGCAACAGAACGGCCACGAGGTCATCGGGTTCGCAGAGGACATTGACGTGTCCCGATCGGTGGACCCGTTCGAGACCCCCGGTCTGGGGCAGTGGCTGAACGACAAGACGAAGATCGACCAGTGGGACATTGTCGCCACCTGGAAGCTGGACCGTCTCGCCACGGGCTCTATCTACCTGAACAAGACGATGGGCTGGTGCTTCGAGCACGAGAAGGTCATCGTGTCGGTCACCGAGAACTTCGACCTCTCCACGTGGGTCGGTCGGATGATCGCAAACGTCATCGCAGGCGTCGCCGAGGGCGAGCTGGAGGCGATCAAGGAACGCACCCAGGCTTCCCGCAAGAAGCTGGTGTCGATCGGACGTTGGACCGGTGGCCGGCCAACCTTCGGGTACCGCAAGGTGGAGATCGAATCGGGCGGCTATGCACTGGAGCCGGACCCGGAGTCCAGCAAGACGCTCCACTGGATCGTGGACGAAGTCCTCAACGGTCGGTCGGCTAAGTCTCTGGTGGACGACATGAACGAGCGTGGCGTCTACACGCCCGCCGACTTCGTGCGCTACCGCAACGGCAAGGAGACCAAGGGGGCCAAGTGGTCGGTGACCACGCTCCTGTCTCTCCTCCGATCCCGGACCCTGCTCGGGCACATCATGCACAACGGCCAGGTGGTGCTGGACGGCGTCGGGGAGCCGGTCCTCGCGGGACCGCCCCTGATCGACGTGGACACGTTCAACCGGGTGCAGGCGACCCTGGAGGCCCGCTCGCGGGCACAGAAGGTGGAGCGGACCGACGCATCCCCGTTGCTCGGGGTGCTCGTGTGTGCCGAGTGCGGCGACAACATGTACCACCAGCGGCAGGTGGACAAGCGGTACGACCGTTTGTACAGATACTACAAATGCCTCAACCGCTGCGGGCAACAGATTCACGCCGAAATGGCCGAGCAGATGGTCGAAAATCAGTTCCTGGACGACCTCGGGGACGCCGAGGCGCTCACCAGGGTCTATATTCCGGCTGAAAATCACCAAATCGAGTTAGAGGAGGCTCAGAGGCTCCTGGACGGACTTTACCCCCTTCTCGGGACCGTCACAAGCGCCCATGCTCAAAAGCGCCTTACAGAGCAAATCAGCGCCCTTGATTCCAAGATCGCCCAGTTGGAAATGTTGCCTGAGTCACCTGCACGCACCGAACTGCGCCCAACGGGCGTCACGTACCGGAAATTGTGGGAATCTCTAGATTCTGACGGTCGGAGGGAGCTCATGGTGAAGGCCGGCATCCAGGCGAGGATGAAGGTGGCCGACCGGCCCCAGGGTGCACGGGCCACCGGCCAGACCGGTGCCGTCACGTTCCACTTCCACATCCCGGAAGACCTCCACGAGCGCATAGCGTCCTGATACACGAAAAGCCCCCTCCCGCAATGGGAGGGGGTCTTTCTGTGTTTAGAGGTCTCCAGCTTCGATCCAGTCGATGCCAGGGGACGAATACTGGATCTGGAAGATCTGGTCGTTGGACTCGATACAGAAGCCCCAGCTTCGTCGGGTCTCACCAACGGGGACGATCCCCGTGGAGTCGGTCCAGGAGATGAACGACGAGCCGTTCCGGTACCCGGTGTAGGTGTAGATGCCTGTGGTGAAGTTCCTCGTGCGCCGGAACTCGATCAGGTCCGTTGCCGAGATGCTCGCGCCCGAAGCGCGCTGCGTCTGGTTGGACCCACCGGTTGCCGAGTTGCCCGCTCCGTTCGGGAGCGTGTTGCACGTCGTGATGTACGACGACGAGCCCGTGGAGCAGGACAGGTAGCAGAACACGCCATTGCCGAATGCGTAGTGCCCGCCCAGGAACAGGGTGGTGTAGTTGTTCGTGGCGTTGCCCCACCGGGAGGTGGTGAGCTGCGCCTTGACGTACATCTGGTTCCGGTTGAGCGGAGTGGTCCGCTGGACCCACGACGCGGCCTGACGGCCCGTGTTGTCGTTCACGTCAGCGGCGTGTGCCGCGTTCGAGTAAATCTGGGTCGGGGGGTTCGACATGACAGCGGCGTTCCAGTCGGTGCCGAGATCCCCGTTCGCACGGTTGAACTCGTCCCTGACGGTCTGTGCCTTCACGTAGACCCGGACGAACTTCGTCCCATCCCAGAGGTGGGCTTCTTTCACGTCCCGCATCCACCCATCGGTGGGGTCCACGAACCCGAGCTCCTTGGCTCGGGTCCATGCCCCTCCGTTCCATTCGTGTGCGCTCACTCTTCGATCCAGTAGATAGTCCCGACTACGCCGGTAGCGGGAAGGGTGGTGACCTTCTGCAACGGCGGCTGCGGTCCCGTAGGACCGGTCGCACCTCGCGGGATGGTCATGTTCAGCACCTGCATGGGTGCGGAGCCCGTGATCGACACAGAGGCGTTCGAGCCCTCTGCACCCGTGGTGACGCTGCCGACGATCAGGGAGTTCGGAGGACCAGACGGTCCTTCGTCACCCTTCGGGCCGGTGAGCACCGGACCTTCGATCCATGCCCCGTCCTTGAACAGGTAGATCCGCCCGTTCTCCTTCACGAGAGCCTGTGTGAGCTCCACAGCCGAGACAGGCAGTGCTGCCACCGTGTTGACGAGCAGGTCGAAGTGCAGACCCTCACCGATAGGCCCCTGGGGGCCAACGTCGCCCTGGGCTCCGGTCTCGCCTCGTGCGCCCTTGAGCGACGTGATGAGCGTCCCGGAGAACCGGGTGGCCGCTCCCAGCGGAGCACCGATCGGGTCCATGTTGCCGGACGAGCGGTAGAAGCCCATCCGAACCCGGTTGCCCTTCTGGAGGTACACCAGGCCGGAAACCTCGGCCATGCTCGCGCCTTCGACCGAGCCACCTGCTCGCGCAATGATGTACGTCGGCTGAGTCTCGTCGTTGATGAAGTTGATGTGCGCCTGGAGCGTCGTACCCGACGTGCTGCCGTCCGACGTGAGGGAGTAGTCCGACTTCATGCGACCGTCGATCTGGTACCAGCCAGGGACTTCGATCTCCACGATTCCAGCGCCGTCGTTGATCCGCTTGACGTTGCGGGTCTCGGGGCCGACCTGGTCGAAGACCGTGTCGCCGAACACCTTGTCACCGGACGTGGTGCCAGAACTCTGGTCCGCAGCGTTGTTCAGTCGCCAGAACGACCAGCCGGTGCCGACGAAGGCCGGCGCGGCGTAGTCACCCGTGATGAACATGCGGACGTGCGTCACGTACGAGATCCAGAACGCGCCCTGGTGGCGGCTCAGCATCATGCCGGTACGCCGGTAGTTCGGACCGAACAGGGCCGAGAGGGTCACCTGACCACGGACAGCGGAGTTGACCAGCACGTAGTACGTGTTGCCGACAGCTCGGAGCTCCACCATCGAACCTGCCGTGATGGACAGTCCGGTCTTCGTGTACTGGACGGTTTCGACGTAACCCGTTGTGCCAGTGCCAATTTCGATCTTGCCCTTGTAGAACCGGGCGAAGACGTACTGGCTCATGCTGTCGTTGCCCCGGACGATCAGGCCGGTGTACGTGTCGTCCCACGTGCTCGTGGCAATCAGGGCTCGTGCGTAGTGGTCGTCGTTCGTGGGCTTCTGGGCGAACACGGCACGGGTCGCGGAGCTCTCGCCAGCGACCTGGTAACCAACGGCACCGCCCTTGATAGCGACGTTGCCCGTCTGGCTCACAGTCCAGTTCGGACCCATGTCGGGCTGGTCGTCCAGCTTCGAGAAGTCCTCGATGAAGAACGCGCCCTCGTTGGACGCGGCCTCCTGGCCGGCAACGTACTCAGCGAACGCAGCCTGGACACCCTCTACGGTGCCCTGTGCGTCCTCTGCCGCCTTCAATGCGTCCTCCGCAGCCTTGCGGAGCCCGTCCATGTCCGCGAACGTGATGGGCCGGTGCGAGAACGCAGCGAGGCCCCACGAGTAGCTCGGGAGCAGGTTGACGATCTTGGTCTCCGATGCGAAGCCGACCGTGCGCCGGGTGGCGTCCACGGGGACGGCTCCAGCGGTGTCGGTGTGCTCCAGGACCACGACTCCGTCTATTGTCAAGCGGTAGACGTTCGAGTCGGCAGCCAGTTCGACACTGGACCCCTCCGACAGGCGGTAGTTCGTGTTCGACTTCCAGTCGTTGAACACCCACGTGTTGCCGTTCCTGGTGCCGTAGCCCATGTAGACCGAGCGCCCATAGACGTTGGCGTAGACGAACTTCGTGAGGTTCTCGTCTGCTCGGATGAACAGGGAGGTCATGGTGGGGACAGCCACACCCTTCGGGTTGACGACCGCCGTCACCGCGACGTTGTCCTCGGCTGCCATGACCGGGCAGATTGCCCAGCGCCGGCCACTGTCAATGCCGATGATCTCCGTGTTGTCGATCCGGGCCGCGTTGTCGTAAACGCCCAGGCCCTGGCCCTGTCCACCCTGGACCCAGCCGTTGCCGAGTGCGTTCAGGTTGTTGGGACGAGCGAAGTCGTCCATGAACGTGGAGCCCGACGCGAGGCGGTTCTCCAGTTGTGCGATCTTGGATGCGTTGGCCGCGTTGATGCGGTTCCATCCGATGAAGTAGTCCGCGACCTCTCCGATCGTCGGATCGTTCTCGGGGTTGCCGTCCAGGGCTCGTCCGATGAACGAGCCGATGCCGGTCATGAACGCAGCGGGGAGGCCCCCGTAGCTGTTGTGGTAAGGCTGAGTGACCAGTGCCCTGGCCGTCTCCTCGGTCAGGTCGGTGCCGTACTCGTCGCCGTTCTGATACGCCCCTTCGGGGGGCAGTGCGCCTGGGGTAGTCACCCAGCCTCCTTGGTCAGATGTTGATGATGGATGGGATTGCAGGTCGGGGGACGCCGGGAGCGACTTCGTCGCCCCACTCGTGCATGTCCTTGATGTGGGTCACGAGAATGTCCTGGTTGGTCTCCAGGGTCTCGACTCGTCCAGAGAGCTCTTCGATCTCGGCTTTCACCGGACCGACCAGGGCCACTGCCGTTTCGGCAATGACCTTGGCCGCGTCCACGTCGATCTTTCGGACGTTGGATCTCGTCAGCTTGCGGTCAGCAACCTTCGTGACGATTCCGCCCACAACCCCGGAGCCCGCGACAATGCCAGCGATCTCCAGGGCTGTACTCACGCTCGGTGCCGCCCAACGTACGAGGTCAGGTCATTCATGACCTTCTCCTTGAGCGGGTCGGAAACACCGCTCTTCGTCTTGAACACACCGATGATCTGGCCCACCAGCACAAGGCCGGCCACGCCCCACACAGCCGGTGTCGGCAGGTCCACTCCCAGCGAGAGCGCAAGCCAGAGCGCCTGGAGCACGGAAAAGACAGCCGTCGTCACAGTGTTCGCATACCGCTTGTACCAAGGCTGGTCTCCAATCAGGTTGTCGAACGCCTCGTGGAGTGCGTCCGTGGGGATCTGGGTGATTACGTTCGGCTTCAAATGCGCCTCCTAGATGAGTTCACGAGCCGTGTCCTGTTGGACCGGTTCGTCTTTCAGATACCCGAGGGCTCGGAACTCAGCGATCTGCTGAGCCACCTCGTCCTGGGTCAACTTCGCCACGGGAACCGTTCGCGGCTTGACGGGTTCGGGTGCGTCCATCGGCACCCATCGACCGGGGTTGAAATCGTGGTCACCGCCCCGGAACGGGGGCAGGTACTTCTGATTCTGTTGCGGCAGACAGGAAACGTGGATGTAGCCGTTCTCGTCAGCGAGTGACGCCAAGTACGGACCCCACACGAAACCGCAGTTCCAGAGGTGCTCCGAACGATCCTCAAGGATCTTCCGGTGCGTGATCTCGGGACCGCCGCCTACGGTGGGCCAGTTCTTGAGACCCCATAGGAAATGCTGTCGGGGGTCGGTCATGTCGCACTGCGACTGGTTGGGGATCATGGCGAACCTTCCGTCAGAGCATCCCCAGATCCTGTAGACCCGAGGCGAGCTCTGCCTGCTGTTGGGCGAGCCACAGGACGCCGTCCTGCGGTTCACGTTGGCCGACAGTGGCTTCCCAGCCCCTGCCGTTGTCGTCCCACTCGTACTTGCACTTCTCGATGCACTCGACGTACACCTCGTTCTCGGGCATACCGGCGACGGAGAATCCGACGCGGTCACCCACGAACAGATCGCCAAAGCCGTTGGTACCAATGCGATACGGGACCGCATCCGAGAACTTGAGGGTCACCGCCGTGCGCTCCCGAGTGGAGAAAGCGCCCGTGCGGAGGGCAATCAGGGCAGCCAGGGTGTAGGCCCTGTCAGCACCGTCAGCCCAGCCCTCGTGGTAGTGCGACCAACCCAGCTCCTGGGCACGCCCAGGGAACTTGTGGGTCATGAACGCGCCGATGGTGTCGGAGTACAGGGGCTTGGCGATTGCGTCGATAGCCGGGCCAATCTGGCTCTGCCCGAACATGCTTCCGATCGCGCCTGCAAGGCCGATCACAGCCGCGCTCATACCCTCGTTGATGCCAGGGAGGCTGTGACCACCCGTGGTTATCTGGACGTCAGTGGCCGGGTAGTAGACGAACTCCGACGATTCGATACCCGTGTAGGGGGACTCCTCGAAGATCACCCAGGGAGCCTGGGGGAGCGTCCCCATCCATCCCGGCTGGTAATACTCGTCCGGGAAGTTCGGGTTCTGGATCACGTCGATGCCCTCGGTGATGCCGTCCGAGGCGATGTTCACGAACGCACGTTCCAGACCGGTGAGCAGGTTGCCGAAGAACGAGGTCTCCGTGTTCCAACCGCTCTTGTCCACGAACTCAAATACGAGACAACCGTTTCGGAGCTCAGCGCCCTCCCACGGCGGCTCGTCGCCTTCGAGCCAGCGACGCGCCTCAATCGTGATCTGCCCGTCCTGGAGGACGCGCTTCGCCACGTCGTGGAACGTCTTGAACCGGGAGAACACGGTCGTCACAGGACTGTTGTCCTGGAAGAACCCAACCGGCTTGACCACCATCGACCAGGTGCTCATGTTGAAGTTGAACCACTGGGTCCAGTCCATCGGATCGTCCGGCAGCATCCAGATTGACGACTCCAAACGAACGATGTTCGCAAAGAGCGTGCTGGCGAGAGCCCAACGGGCAGGGCCGAATAGCGACCACACGCGAGGCACCTGGACCTCTGCCGGCAGGAACGGATTGCTCCAGCACCGGATGTGCTTGAGCTCTTCCAGATCGTGCTTGAACGTGACCGTGAGGTACTTCCGTCCGTCCTTCCGCTTGACCACCTTGAAGTTGTTCATCCGACCGCCCCAGCGGGAGCCGGACTTGTCGAAGGTGATGTGCACGTTGCGCTTTGCACGTCCACGGAAGTTGATGACCCACTCGGCGATGTAGTGGTTCAGTGGAATGTCCACCGACGCCGTGCCGGTGTCGTTGCGGACGAACTCGAACACGCCGCCGAGCTCACCGTGGAGCTCACCGTACAAGTTCCAGTCGCCGTCCCAGAATCGGATCTGGGGCAAGCCAATTCGCTCTAGTTCGTCCTGTCGGAGTTGCTCCTTGATCGAGTTGTAAATGCTGTCTGTTGTCAAGCCAGAAGCCCCCAAGGTCGGGACCACGGGCGGGGGAGCTTGAGCGCGAGCTCAGCCCCGGTCGGATCGCCCTCGAAGCGAACCTCGAACTCGTGGAGTCCAAGGGTGTACTTCGGGATCGGGTGCCGGAATCGAACGCCGCCCATACGTGCCCACACGTTGGTCTTGTTCTCCGAGGTCACCTGTCGTCGCCTCGGGTCGGTCTGCACCAGGACGTTCTCGCCTAGTGTCAAGGTGGGGAGCTCGATTCGCCGGTTTGCGAGCGCATCGTTCCGCCAGGAGTAGTCGGTGATCGTCCACTTGCCAGGGGCAGTGGCGACCCACTCGGGCCAAATAGGCTGGTCCGTGGGGTTCGGGTCCAGGACCGAGATCCGGTACGTCTGATCCGACGAAGTCGGGTTCCACACGTACGTGTCTGGGTCGGAGTACCAGAACGGGTCGTATCCAACGGTCGTCATGACCGCGCTGTGGATCGCAGACCCGTTGGGGTCGTACGTGAGGTCCACGTCGATGTTCTCGGCAAGCTGGAGGCCCAGAGAACGCTTTCCGTCCTCCGTGGTCACATCCAGGTAGCACGGCTCGTCGTAGGCCCACTGACGAGCCCAGAACGAGTCCCTGTACTTCCAGGAACTCTCGCCGTCCCCGTCACCGAGGATCTCGACCTTGAAGATCACGTCCCGCTTCAAAAACCGGTGTGTCAGGTAGCGGGCACCTGGGTAGTTGGCCGGCTCCTCGAAAATCACCTTGACCTTGGGGTCGTAGAGTCCCTTGACTCCCGAAGCCAGGTGAATGCCGTGGTTGCCGGCCAAGGGGCCGGCCAGGTGAATGACCTGGCCGGTAACGCCCCTTAGCGCGACTTCCGTTTCCATGTAACTCCTTATCCGTGCTGGAGAAGCTCGCGCTGACGGCGTGCCTCTTCCATGTCGAGTGCCTCCTGAACGTCCTTGACGTGGTAGTGGATCTGCGGTGTGCCTCGTCCCGAGTCCGTCTCCTTCTCCTTCGACTTCTCTTCCGCCTCGCGGGCGTCCTGAGTGGGGTCGTAGTTGAGGAGCTGGTCGATCAGTTGCGGCACTGCGCCACTGCCGAATCCGAGATCCGACATGAGCTGATCCGCGTTCGCCACGGCGAAGTTCAGCGGGATCTCCTGGAGCTTGGCGTCCTCCGTGATCGCCTTGACGACCTTGTCGAACAGACCCTCGACTTCCAGGTCTTTGCCGATCTGGTCCAGGGCGTCGTGGAAGTACGCCGCGACGTTGTCCGCACCGCTCTTGAGACCGAACTTGACCGACTCCATGAACGAGAACCCGGACTGCTCCAGCTTCTTGTTCGCTTCGCCGTTCTCCACGTCGTCAGCGATCTTGTCTGCCATTCCCGACGCATCGGCTTCGATCGGGGCGAACCCGTTCTGCATACCCTTGCGGAGACCCTCCATGAGGGCTTCACCGTTGCGGATCAAGACCTTTCGGTCGTAGGGCAGCGGACCCTTGATCGCAGCGATCTTGTCCGCGATGCCACCCGCGAAGTCGAGCACCTTCTGGAGACCCGCCTTGATACCGCCGAGCAGGCCGTCCATGAGGGCACGGCCAGCGCCGACGAGCACCGAGCCCAGGTTGCCCAGGGCTGCGAGCACCTTGCCGGGGAACTCACCGACAGTCGAGACTGCGGTGGAGAGCCATTCCGAGCAGGTCTGCACCAGGCCGCTCCAGAAGCCCACCCATGCGGATGTGACCGAGGAGATCAGGCCCTGGAAGAACGACACGATGCCGTTCACGAACCCGCCGATCAGGGCGATGATGCCGGAGACCACGGAGGTCACAGCGGACACCAGCGACATGAACCCGGAGATCAACGATCCGATCGCACTCAGGAGAGTGCCCAGGATCGCCGCTGCCACCTCAAGGATGACCGCGATGACCCGGAACAGTGCTTCGATCCACGGCGTGATCGCCTGCACGACTGCCGCGATGATCTGCGCCAGCGACACGATGGTCGGCATGAGCGAGACCACTGCGGGCAGGAGCGCCGAGATCATGCTGGCCGCAGCCTCCACGATGATCGGGACGAGCGGGATGATCGCCACCAGGATCGCTGCGAACGCCTCTGCCAGCGGAGGCAGGAACGGCACAAGGGCCGTAACCGCCTGGAGCAGAACGTCTGCGACGATGGATGCGATCTGACCGAACGCCTGGGCGAGCACCGGCAGGACCGGCGCGAGCGCCGTCACGACCTGTGCGAACGCCTGACCCATGACAGCCGCCACCTGACCGAGCGAAGCTGCGATCTGGGGGAGTACGGGACCGATTGCCGACAGAGCCGAGCTCAGTGCACCACCGATGACCGTTGCCACCTGTCCGACCGTCGAGACGATCGTGTTCAGCGACGGGCCAAGTGCGGTAATGACATTCGCCAGAACCGAGCCGATCTGTCCTGCGATCGTGCCGATCACAGATCCGACCTGGACCAGGATCGGTCCGAGGGTCGCAGTCAGGTCAGCGATCACAGGTCCGAGAGCACCTGCAATCTGTGCCAGGGCCGGACCCAGTTGGATCGCAATGGCATTCAGTCCGGGGCCGATGATGTTCACCAGTCCGACGAACGACGTACCCAGGGTGTCGAACACGGTCTGCAACGACGGACCCAGCGTCTGGAACACCGAACCGAGGTTCGTGCCCACGGCACCGAGCGTGTTGAACAGCATGTTCGAGAACGATGCGAGCGACGGCATCATGCCGACGAGCAGGTCACCGAAGCCCTGGAAGAAGTTCGCCATAGGCTGGCCCATCGAACCCATGACCTGGATACCGGCAACGACCAGACGGTCCAACTGCGAGAGCAGGGAACCGAGCGCCACCGACATGCCCTGCATGGCCGAGTCGAACGACCCGTCTGCAATGACACCCGCCACGGAGTTCTTGAACTGCTGGGCGAAGTTGTTCACCATGAGCGACAGGTGCCCGAACGACGAAGCGCCAGCGGCGCTGATCGCCAGGAACCCTGCGGTGAAGTCCTGCATACCGGGGGTAATGTCGCGGAACAACTGGGCAGTGCCGGCCAGGATCGCGTTCATCGAGTTCATGCCGAACTCGCTGGTCAGCGTGTCGGCCACACCCGAGAACATGTCCGAGATCCCGTTAGCCAAGTTCTGCATCTGGCCTTCGAGCTGGGGGAGTGCCGCACCGAGCTTGTTGAAGACCGGCGTCAGCCGCTCCTCGAACGTCGCCGACAGCGACTCCTTGAGCTTCTCGATCGGCTCCTTCATGCCCTCAGCGGCCTTCTTGATGCCGTCCCAACCGAGGTAGAGGACACCAGCCGCAGCACCTGCTCCAGCGAGCAGAGACGGGAGGCCGGCAACCAGGGAGCCGACCAGGCCGATAGCCGGGGCGGCGAGGGCGAAGACAGCCGCCACGATCCAGCCCACACGGGTCAGACCGAGGAACTTCTTGCTGGTCCCTTCAATCGCGTTGCCTGCGCGATCGGAGTCACGCATGAACCGAGAGAGGAACCCCCCTCGTCCTCCGTCGTCATCGTCGGAGTCCTTCATTCGACGCATCGAATCGCGGACCCGGCTTGCAGACCGGGCAGCGAGCAGACCAACACGAGCGAACGCATTGCTCCTGCTGTCGGAGTCCTTGATCGTCCGGTAGGTGTCCCGCACCGAGTCCCGGAGACCGGTCATGTGGTTGCGGACGGAATCCCTTGCCAGACGGGCGTTGTGACCCAGTGTGCGAATGTTCGCACCTGTACGAGACAGCTCAGGGTCAGCCTGACGCATCCACCGGACAGAGTCCCGCCATGCGTTGCCGAAGTCGCGGACGTTCGGAACGTCGATGTTGCGGACGTTCTGTGCCATTCGCTTGATGTGACCACCCGTGCGGAGCACGGACCGGCCAGCACTGCTGGCGTTCGCGGACAGGAGCCGGAACAGGAGCTGGGACCGCGACATGTCCGGGTTGGACTGTCGCATCCAGCGGGCGGAGTCGCCCCACGCCTCTCCCCACTTGCGGATCATCGGGACTGTGTTCGCCAGCTCCCTGGACCGCTGTACGGCCAGGCGGGCGTTGTAGTCCAACACGTTCATGTACGCACGAGTGCGTCCAAGCTCGGGGTTCAACTGACGGGTCCAGCGGACCGAGGTCCGCACTGCGTCAACGAAGTCCCGCATACCGTTGGTCGCCGCGTTGGCGAACGTGGACCGGTTCACGTGGGCGTCCACGTCTACGGTGGCCCGCATACCCTTCGTGGCTGCTGCCACACGAGCACGGAAGCCCGTCATGTTCGGGACTACGTCAACCTCGGCCTTGAGGCCCTTGGTCTCCTTCGCCAGTCCCCTCTTGAGATCCTCGCGGAACTTGTCGAGATTGGGTACGACTCGGATTGAGACGCGCCCGACCTCCACTCCACCTGCGCCGGCCACTACTGGGCTCCCTTCGGTACTCGCGCTGCGTGCGCTGCTGCGAGCGCGGCGAAGGCGTTCGGAGCCTGTCGGGCTTCCACGCGCTTGCGCTGCTCGCGGTCTTCTGAATCGGGGGTTTCCACCAACGGGGGATCAGTCAGGCGCTTCTTGGAATTGACCTGTGCGGTAATGAATCCGACCTCCCGCGTGGCGTTCACGCTCGCGGCCTGGAGGTAGGTCCGAATGTCCCAGCCTCGGTACTTCTGACCGCCTCGCTTCTCCGCGACGTACGCGGAGTCAGTGGGCAGGTACCGGACCAGTTCCAAGATGTAACGGGGGGTGTACAGGGGGATCTCCCGGACCGCGTCCCGAAGATCCACCCCGTAGAAGTAGCGGAGGTCCGCTACGAGTGCCCCGCCATGCTCGTCAATGAGCTTGGCGAGGGTCAGGCTTCCCCCACCTGCGCCTCCGTCTGCCACTTGTTGAACACCGACATGGTCAGAGCTGCGTCGCCGCCGAGAGCGTCAACCAGCTTCTTGCCCTTGCCGTCCTTGACGATGACCTCCAGGAGCTCGCGGATGAGCTCGAAGGAACGTCGGACCGTGGCCGCGTCCTCCTTCTCGCTCTCTTCCAGTGCCTCGAACTCCGCGAGGAGATCGAAGATGGTGTCGCGCTCACCGTCGTTGCATCGCAGGACGTTTCGGAGGACAAGACCCTCTCCGTCAACCTGAATCACGACAGGAGCGAACTCCTTGTCGAGATCGGCCTTGAGCTGGTCCAGGGAGTAGGTGTTCGACATGGCAGACCTTCTTTCGTTTTGGGGTGGGGCGGACCGTTTGGATTGGTGACCCTGGGACGTGGCCGGTCCGCCAAGATGAACCACGCCCCAGGGTGTCTAGTGTCAAGTCAGGATCAGACCGCAGGGGTGATCCACTCGAACAGGTGATTGCCGGGGTGCTTGATGAACGTCGCACGCACCGGCAGGGTGCCGAACTCGTCGGTCGCCAGCGAGATCGAATCGTCTCGACGGATGGACGCCTTCGCAGCGCGGAAGCCGACCCGGAGGTCGCCGTCCACGATGAGCATGAAGATCGCCCGTTCCACCGGCTTGATGACCGAGGAGTCCACGCCGAACACGCCGTCCACAGTGGATGCGTTGTCGCCGTAGTAGAACTGGAAGCCGGACGCATCGAACTGCGACAGCTTCATGGTCATGTAGTCGTACGGGGAGTCCGTGTTGACCTCTCGCAGACCAGTGCGCTGCCAGGTGTTACGGACCTCGGTGTCGCCACCCTCGAAGCCGAGCTCGGGGAGGTCGCCCTCGGACGTGTGACCGATCGGAGCCCAGCCATTGGTGATCTGGGTGACCGTTGCGGTGATCTCCGGGGAAGTGCCGCCCGTCAGGGCGTCCTCCACGGTGACCGTGACGTTCTGGCCCTGGAGAGTGCCGATGAACGAAATCTCCACACCAGCGGTGAGCAGGGGGCCACCGGTCAGGGCAACCTGGCCGGCACCGAAGACCGCGCTGATCGCGGCTTCGATCGCACCGAGATCGGCAGTGACCGGGAGGGGGGCAATCGGCTTGCCGTTGATGGTCAGGGTGTAGGTGCCGCCAACCGGGGAACCGGTCGCAGCGAGGGTGTACTTGTGGGCACCGAACGTGTCCGGGTCCATCGCAGCCAGCTCGTTCGGGGTGGGCCGGCTGGTGCCGACCGGGCCGACGTAGATGTAGCCACGTGCAGCGGTAAGGACTGCATTGTCGTTGAAGCTCATGGGATCTCCTAGCTTGTTCGCAGAGGACGGATACCGAGCCGAATGAGTCCCTGCACTCGCCATGTGTCGATGAAGAGCGAGGAGAACTGGGTCATGCCCATCGTCTCGGTGATATTGCTGATGTAGCCAGCGGGAGTGAGGATCTGACGCTTGTGTGCTGCGTAGAGCACGTCCAGAGCTTCTGAGTAGAGCTCCTCGGTCTCGATCAGTCCTTCGTTGCCGTAGGCCGTCATCTCGACCACGGGGTGGTCAAGTTTGTCGGGGTGGCTCTCGTCCCGGACGCCGCCGACACGGCGAATGTTCACCATCGGGTACGTGCGGTGGTCAATGTCGTCAATCCACGATCGGACCGCGACCTCGGGGCCGAGCCCGTCGCGGAGGATCGGGAGGAGAACCTGCTGGAACCTGGGTACTGACTTAGCCATACGCGGCTCGCGTCAGAATGTGGAGGCCGGGGACGAACTTGTCCGGCTCGTCAGCGTCGAAATACTTGCCGCCAACGAAGTGGCCGAACTCGATTGCGATAGCCGCCTCGTCGTCCAGGTTCACGAACGCATCCACGCCACCGTGGGTGGTGTTGATCTCGGCATCACCGGAGTGCCGGTGCATGTTGAGCAGGCCCGTCGCCCTACCGGCGATCTTCGCTGCCTCTGCCTGGGTCGCCTTGGCGACACCCTTCTGTCGGACCGTCTTCCGGTGGACCTCCTGGGGGCCGTACAGATGCACTGCCATTAAGACCTCCGTAGTGAGTAGTCGTTGTGTGCTGTGTTGCGAGAGCCGTTGTAACGCTTGGCATCACCGAACACGGCGTACCGGTTGCCGTTCCACATCACCATCGACTGAGCGGGGATGATGGTCTTGAACGAGCGGGGGAGTCTCATGCGAAACACCTGCTCGGACTCGTAACCCTCGTTGTCCTGCTCAGCACGACGTGCCGACGTGCCGGACTGGCCGACAGGCTGGAGAGTGACGTTCTCGACCTTGATGGGGGTCTTGCCAGGCCGGGACCGCTTGTTGCCGTCCCGGTCCTCGACAACCTCTTCGAGGTAGACGAACACGGTCTCGTTGCCACGATCCAGAAGGCTCATGCGCGAGCCCCCGGAAGCTGGAACGTCGGATGGATCATGAAGACCTTCCGGCGAACACCGAGGATCTCCCACTCGTCAGGCAGGATCGTCAGACGGCCACGGGCCGCGTCCTGGCTGAGCATGTACGTGTAGTTGCCGTCCGTCTCCTGCACGAACCCGTCCGGGTTGCGGACGAGCCGAAGGACCGCGTCGGAGGACACCTGGACGACGTTTGCCTCCAGGATTGTCCCCGCGACGATCTGGTCATCCAGATCAGGAATACGCGACCGGATGCGGTTCTCAGCGTCTGTGAGACGCGCCAGCACCAGGGCCGACTCCTCTTCGGTCAGCTCCCGAGCGAAGCGGACCGCTACGTCTTCGACAGTCGCGTACGCCATGCTTACTCCTCGGTGGAATCAGTGGCCGGCACTTCCGGCTTCGCAGCGGCCTTACGCGGAGCGCGCTTTGCAGGCGCGGGCTTCTCGTCAACGTCGGTCCAGAGACCGGTTGCCTTGAGCTTGACCGCGAGTTCATCGCTGACGGAAGCGATTCCGCCGTTGTTGACGTTCTTGATCTCGGGCATATGCCCTCCTTTCTATGACCAGGACGGGGGCAGGACCGAAGCCCCACCCCCGTCTAGTGTCAAGTCAGAATCAGGGGAGCTTGACGCCCTTGGTCAGCTTCACGAACGCATCCTTGTCGTGGACGTGGATAGCGAACTCAGCCTCGCAACGGACTGCAACGAGGTTGTGCTCCCACAGCGAGACGAGCTCACCGTCGAGAGTCAGGGTCGCCTGATCCGACACGTCGTAGCTGATGCCACCGATCTGGCCCCAGAGAACCTTGGACCAGTCACCGGCGTAGCCGATGGTCTCCGCAGCGGCCTGGGTCGCAGCGGTGCCGACCTTGTCGGCGAACATCGCGGGACGCGAGAGGATGCGGCCACGACGCATGAGGTCGTTGCTCTCGGTGTAGTTCGCATCCAGGAACAGCGGACGGTTGTTCTTGTCCGTCGCACCGTTGATGAGCGGCTCGGACTTCTCGTCCAGAAGGAAACCGCTCAGGCGCTTGCCGTCCTCGACCAGGAGCTCAAGCGAGTTGTTGAGCGCGTCGTAGGTCGTGGTGTCGTCAACCGGGGTGAGGCTGACGGCCTTCGTGGTCTGGTCAATGTACGCACCGAACGGGGTGTTCGTACCGTGGAAGCCCGCGTTGTCGAACGCGACAGCGAACGCCTCCGCGACCTTCTCCTTCATGGTCTCGATGTAACCCTCGGGGTTGGCTCGCACGACCTCGGAGCTCATGGCGAAGATCGTGGCGATCTTGGCCGGCTGAACGCCGAACATGTTGAAACCGCCCTTGGTCAGCGGCTTCTTGCCACCTTCCGCAGTCCATGCGGCGGTGACTTCACCATCCCAGTAGGGGACGGTAACGCCGGTCGGACCCATGTCGATCTTGCGGGCGAGCTGCTGGAGGACGGATCGCCGGGCGACCTCCTCGAAGATCGGCTTCGACTTGACGGGGTCAAGGAAGCCAGCGAAATCAGAAGTCTGTGCGACCTGAGTAGAGAGTGCCATTCTGTGTCTCCTTAGTTGACGCCGACCTTCTTCTTGATTGCGTCAAGAAGCGGGTCGCCGTTGAGGGGAAGGGGGGTCTTGTTGCCGGAACCCTGCGACGGGTCCGTGGCGGGAACGTGAGCGGGCTTGTTGTCGCCGAACAACTTTCGGACCTCGTCCGCGTGGGACTTGATCTGGTCTTCGTTGTCGCCCTTGAGCAACTCGGCAAAGCCGATCGCTCGCTCACCGTCGATACCGACCGCGAGAGCGGCCTTGAGCTTGGTCACCTCCAGCCGTGCGCCGTCACGCTCGGTCTCCGTCTCGGTGACCTTCACGTTCAGCGCCGCGATAGCGGCGGTGTGCTCGTCAGCGAGTGCGGCCTTCGCCGTCTCCACTGCGGACTGCTTCTCCGTCCGATGCTGTGCAGCCTCGGCTCGGGTTTCCGAGATCAGGGTCTGTGCCCACTGGGGGAGGTCTTCGACCTTCTCTGCCTCGGTGCTGGGGGTGTTCTCACTCAATGTGTTTCGTCTCCTGGACGTATCGGGTCCGCCTGGGACCGTCTTCTAGTGTCAAGCGGCTCGTAGGCCGCGACCGAGCTCGGAGAAGTCGTACTTCTCGACGTAACGGCGGAAGGCGTTGATTGCGTCTTTGCCGTAGTAGCCCTTGGTGGCGTCCTTCCACATCTCTTCTGCGCGAAGGTAATCGTCACGACCGGGCCAGTCGGACAGCTTGAACACCGGCACGATCTTGCAATCGCAACCGGAGTGCCACTGGTCCATGAACTCGGATGCGTCCAGGTCGCCCTGGAACGCCTTCACGGCGTCGGAGTTCCCGAGCCGTAGGCCGGCACTCTCTGCGGACCGGTAAACCGGGCCACGGGAGACCAGCATTAGGCACCAGCCGCAGGTCTCTCGACCTGTCGGAACTCGTGCCCATCCACGGACGAACGACCGCACGTTGGAGCTGCCTGAGCTCTGCGGTGTATCTGGACGTTCATCTGTGATTCGCACCTCTTGGGTCTCCAGCAAGGAGTCCAGGTACGGGTCCGGCTTCTCGACGGCACGAATGATCGTGCGCCGGCCACCGTTCTCGACCGCTCGGGTGACCCGGAGGATCACCTGACCGAAGTCGTACTCAGTAGCGCCGTCGCGCTGGAAACCGCGCCTGGCGGGTTCCATGTCTCGGACGAACTGAGCGAAACCGTACGAATCGAGATCCACAGGGGAACGGGGGATTCCGGGAACCGCGAGCTCGCGCTGAGTGTCGTAGAACTCACGCGCAATGCCCGCAGCCTCCCATCGTGCCTCGTTGACCTTGGGGAACATCGCCTCCAGTACGGCAAGCCATTCCGCGTCGCTCAGCATGGGTGCTGTGAACACGGAGAAGAGCGAGGTTGCGGCCTTGACTACTCCTGCGACGATCGCCGCTACGCTCGCGGCGTACGCCTCGGGTGTCACTTGGTCGGTTCCTCACTCTCTGGGTCGTTGTTCATCGGGGGCTTCTCACCCTCGTCTACTGTCAAGTCGGGGTCAGCGTTCTGTTCGCCGTACATGCCGAGCACCCGGTTCATCGGGGTCTGCTCGTCCCACAGCTCCATCTGCCGTCGTGCGGCTTCGGAGTAGCCCATGTCGATGCGAGCCTGCTGGACCGGGATGATGCCCTGTCCGCCTGCGTACAGCTTCATGACGCCGTCTGCCTTCGCCTGGTAGGTCGGAGTGGACGGATCGCGCCAGATGGACTCCAGTCGGAATGCCTCGGCGGGAAGGTCGCCCTTCATCACGAGCAGAGCGACCCGAGCAACCTGCTCCCATGCGTCACCGAACACCAGGCACTTCCCTTCGGCGTTGCGAACGAGGCGAGCCTCGGACGACTTGATCGCCTCGGCAGAAGCCGGGTTGTCGGTTGCGGTGGACAGGTACTGCGGGGGGAGACCGGTGTAGGCCGCTGCCAGCTTGAGCAGGGCAGCCATACCGTCCACGAAGTTCCGCAGCTCAGCCGCAGCGAACTGCTGCGCCTTGCCCTCGGGGGACTCAATGGCGATCATCGACGCCATGTAGGTCTCCAGCACGGCCCGTCGATCGGACGGGTCAGCCTGGAGCGCCTCCTGGGCGACACCGAACAAGATCCGCTGGGGAACGGCCAGGAGCTCGGAAGCGACCTGGAGGTTCATGACCAGCCGGGCCATTGCATCGGTGATGGATCGGATCTCGGGGGTGATCTCCGTGGTGCCCACCAGGTCCGAGAGCGTGCCTCGGTTCGCCAGGGGGACGACCGGGACCACACCCAGGTTGTGGGTGATCGGAGCCTCGTTGGCCCAACCGGCGTCGCCGTTGGTGAAGAGCACCGTCTGGTTCGGCAGGTAGAGCGTCGCGGCGATCTCGTTGCCCTCTTCGTCCTTGACGACGCGGAGAGCGCGAGAGACGCGCCGGGACTTCGGATCGACCTCGGCGTGGAGCGCCGTGGCGGATTCAACCCGGATGATCGGCACCTCGGGGTCGGCCAGAGGATCTTCGGGGTCCGGGGCTGCGATGGTGACGTACGAACGTCCGTAGATGAACGCTTCGATGTGACCCAGCCTGGACTCCACGTCCAGGTTGTTCGCCTGCCACCAGTTCCACAGTTCTTCGTCCCCTCCGTCCGAGCCGGCCATTCGGAACCCCTCCAGTTGGAGGCGGTCCGCCAGCGAGTTCACGTAGATCCGGGGAATGCCCATCTGGGCCAGGAGAGTGCGGAGCTCAATCGGCACCGAAATGCCGATCGCGGTGTCCCGCTCGGATGCCTCGTAGTACGAGAGATCCAGAGCGTAGTCACCCTGGGAGCCGTCGAACGCCTCCTTGGCCTCGGTGAAGTGGGTGAGTACGTCCTTAGTGTCTTCGACGGGGGCCGTCAACGGTAAACCACCGCCTTTCGTGAATGATTCTTCTTGGACATGAGGAACTCTTGCCGTGCGCCATACGCCAGAACCGCGCATACGGCGGCGTCGATCTTGCGACTAGAGTCCTTGGACGCCTTGCGAATTGAGATTGCGTCGTAGGTCGTGGGGTGCCGGTGTGCGTTCAGCACGTACCAGCGGAGCGTCTTGTTCCCGTCGTGGATCAGTTCCTGCTCCAGGACCGCGTCCAAGAACCGTTCGCAGTCGAACGCGAACTTCTTGACCTGGCCGCGCATGTCGAAGGCGACCGGGTTGTTCGGGGAGGCGTTGATCTTGAGCTTGCGCTTGAAATCTCGTCCCCACTGGTCCACGTACGCCTCGAACTCTCGAACGTCAGCACGGAAGGCGACCACGTCGTACCGCTCGAACGCGGAACGCACCGTGGCGTCCACATCCTCTCGGGGAACCTCCCCGGTGGCGTACTTCGTTGGGTCCCAAACCTTGAGCAGGAACAGGGCTCCGTCCTCGACCCGGCACGCCACGAGGGCGCTGTGGTCGTTGGACTTCGAGCCGTCGAACCCGAGCGTGATCCGGTCTCCCGGTTCGAGCTTCACGTCCGCCTGGCGGCGGTCCCACTCGGCAGGGGAGATCCATGCGTCCTCGGTCGCGTTGACCTGATTGAGGAACTTGCGCCGGGACTCCGTCACCGGACGACGCACGTCCAGCATGGACGCGATGATCGTGTCCAGATCCAGCCAGACAGCATCCCCTCGGGCCGTGAGCAGGCCCTCGTAGAGCCTCTGGAGCCCGAGCTCGTGTGCCTCGGGATCGTCAGTGGGGGAGGGGATCTCCGACAGCGGGGTATCCGCTGGTGCTTCGAGAGAGTCGTACAGGAGACCGGTGTCGATCGCCTTGCCGGCCAGCACGTCGTTGAACGCCTGGTAGTCACGCTCCGCGTCCGAATCCTGACCCGGAACGTGGGCGTTGCAGATGGACAGCGAGCGGCAGCCGCCGTACGCGGCCTTATCGACGTTACCGGCGATGACCTCGGACATTGTGTGTCCGTCGTTGGTCTCGACCCACCATTGCGTCTCGTTCTTCACCACAAACGTGGGCCGCTTGCCTTCCAGCGCAAGGGGACTCGACGTTACGCCTTCGATCATCCCACCGGCCTTGGTGTAGATGATGGTCTTGTTCAGATCCAGGCCGTACGTCTCCTTCATCTTGTCGGAGACCAGGGCGGGGAAGAGTGTGAACGTGTTGCGGGTCTGATCCTGGGAGACAGCGGCAATCTGAATCCAGGCACTCGGCTTGGGCTTGCCGATCGGCTCTCCCGTGATCGGGTGCCAGTGCGAGAACGCCACTGGGCCACACAGTTCGGCGAGAGACAGGGCACCGACCAGCGGGTCTTTGCCCCATCCCTTCAACCGCCGAAGCAAGCCGGTCCTGTAGATGAACCGGCCTTCATCGTCTACCGCGTACCACCAGACAATGAACCGTGCTTGCTCCAGGGTCGGGAGGAACGGATCACCCGCCTGGGGACCGCCTGGCTGCCTCGCATATTCCGCTAGCCAGTTGATAACGCCCCATCCAAGCGAGTGCTCCGGGAGCCAGAAGCTCCCGTCCTCGTACCTACGCCAGGTAGGCCCGCTGATGTGGGGTGGAGCCGGTAGGAGTCCTTCTGGTTCTGCGACCACCGGCTTCACCTCCTTCTAGTGTCAAGT